ATGCAAAACCAAACCAATCCGCTGATCGGGTCCACCTCGGCCGACACCATGAACAACGCAGTGGAGGCGCTCGATGCGCTGATAGTGTTGCTGGCGGACAGCAACTCAGGCGTAGCCCGGTTGCTGATGCCTATTGCACACGCGCTGGAGGCTGGTGCTACTCAGCCTCCGTCCCCGCCATCGAGTTAACGGCCTGCGCCCGCATCGTCTTGGGCACCGACTTGAGCACGCGCAGATCCTTATCGGTTTGCGCTTGCTTTGCCCGGCTCTTAACGGCCGATGGCTTAATCACGATGGGGGTGTCGGGATAGCGCTCGTTCCACTTGTCGCGCTCCGCCAGCGCCGCGTCGAGCGCCTTCTGGTCGTTGTCGACCACCGCCTGGGTGAGCTTTCCAGTGATCTGCCCCTGACGCTTGCGCAGCAGCGCGGCGTCCTGCATCAGCGGTCCGGTACTGCGCGACTTCTCAGCGTTGGCAGTCGGGTTGAAGCCAAGCAGTTTGGTTACGCCGGCCGACTTCGGCAAGTCCATGACTTTGCGGCCGCGCGTGTCGGTGTTGTGACCCTTGGTCATGATCTCGATGCCTGCGGCGGCGTTGCGCACCGCTGTCGGCGCCAGGTTCAGTGCTGCCTTGCCGACGTTGCCTTCATCCAAGGCGCCCACGGCGTCCGACGCCTGGCCCACCAGGGAGAAGATCGGGCCCAGGACCTCGGTAGACTCCCGACTCTTCATTGAATCTGAGTTGGAAGGGCGCAGCGCGCCGGTGCCGGGGATCAGGTTGCCCAGCCCCAGCCGGCCGGAGAAGTCCAGCGGAAGCTGCGCAGAAACTCCATACAGCGCCAGGTCGCCGAAGGTCTTGCCCAGCATCGAATACGCCCAGTCGCGCTTATTGCGCTTCATGTTGGTGTTGAAGCCCATCATCTGCCCGGCTGTGTCGATCAGATCATCAAGGTCCTGAGCAAAAGGCAAACCCTCCTCCCCTGACGCCAGTATCAGCACCGCCAGCATGGTGAGTGCAGCACGCTTACCGCCGGGGCCTGCCCGGAACATGCGGTTGAGCAGCTCCAAGTAAGTGAGGCTGTACTGCTTGAAGGTGAACAGCAGGCGCCCCACGGTGGAGCGCGCCAGGTTGGGGCGGCTCACCTTGTTGTAGATGCCCTGTGTCTGGTTCACCGCGCGCACAGCAAAGGCGTACGGGTCCTTCTGGCCTTGATCCTTCGCCATGTTGTAGGCGGCAATGAACGACAGACGGCGGTTGAATCCCTCGGCGGCTGCGAACATCGATCCCCAGAGGGTGAAGAACGCTTGAGCGCGTGCACGGGCCGAGTCGCCGCCCGCCTGCACCTTTTCGCCCAGCCCGGGCACCTTGGCGGCCAGACTCACAAGCTTGGCAGACAGGCCGCGCGTGCCGGCGCTATACAGGTGGAATATCTCTTGCGCATCTACGATGCCCTCTTGGCTGGCCCGCTTGAGCGCTACCCGCAGCTCTGCATCAGCAATCTGTTTGCGTCCCATGGCATATGGCAACGCCTTGGTTAGGTGTGGCACGGGATTGCCGAACTGGGTGAGGTATGGCGCCGTCATCATCACCGGCTGCGTCATGTTCACGATGGCCGAGGCCACATTGCCGCCCAGGAACCAGGCAAACGCCAGACTGCTTGCCATCGCCCCGCCGTCGTTGTTGTCTCCCATGAACTTGCGCAGCGAAATCGCCTCGTCGCGCACATCGCCCTTGGCCTGGGGGATGTAGCGGATCGCGTTGTTGATGTCGCGGCTGAAATAGCGCTGGCTAGCCAGGCGGGCATTGCTGGTGATGAAGCTCGACAGGACGCGCGGCAGATCCGTGCTGTAGCCAGGCGTACCCTTGCGCTCAAGGCGGCGCTTCAAGGCGCTGCGCTCGGACAGCGCGGCCTCGTAGTATTTCTGGGTGACCGTGTCGAAACCCACGATGTCTGCGAACAGCGCAATGGTTTCAGGCGTGATGCCCTGCAGCATCTCGTGGCTACGCTTGGAGTCGTGCCCATGCTCAGTGAGGTACTGGGTGGCAGAGTACTTGCGGCGTGCGGCCTTGAGGGCTGCATTGGCTTCAGCCTGCGTCTCAAACTTTTCGAACAGCACGGTCTGGCGGTTGCCCTCCGCGTCGTAGGCGATCTGTCCATCCACATCGAGCGCGGTAACGGTGACCGTGTAGTCGCCGAAGCGCATCAGAGGCGCGTAGCCGGCCTTAGCCAAGTTCTCGGCCGTGGCGAAGATCTGACCCACCTTCGTGCGCGATTCCTGCATGCGAGTGATCTGCGCTCCGATGCTGGCCGCGATGTCCGGATCGCGCAGCGCCATGCCTTCCATCGCCTTGGTCGAGGTGTCGATTTGCTTATCGAATTCCCCAAGGATCAAATCTTTGGCTTGGGCTGGATCGTCCATCACCGAGCGGCGCGCCCCTTCAGGCAGATAGGATCCGGCGATTGCATATGCCTCTGCAGCTGCAACCTCCATGAGGCTGGCGTCAATGGCAGCGCGGGCCTGGCCGTAGGCGGCCACGGCCATGTCATCCATCTTGAACTTTGAGCGCAGCTCGGCCTCGCCAAACACTTTGCCGTCCATCACGCTCTCGCCGGCCAGAGTGCCGGCAAACAGGGCCGCCGAAGCCTCACCGACGGGAGACTTATCACCCTGCCCCATCACCAGCTGCTTGAACGCTTCGGCGACACCATCCACCTTTGGCAGCACCATTGGGGCCAGCTCTGAGGGTCGGAGTGCCGTCAACGAAACAGCTGACTGCTGCGCATTGATCAGGCCGAAGACCTTCCCGAAGTGCTTATCCTTCAGTGCCTTGTTGTACTGGGTGGACAGGCTCTTGTCGTACCAGTTGAAGGACTTGAACCGCACGGGCTGAGCTATGGCTTCAATGGCTTTGCCGCTCGCCGATTCCGCAATGTCTGCGGGGCGCGGGTCAGAATCTTTGCGGTTGAACTTGGGACCGTCGTCTACTTGGCCCTCAGAGATCTCCCCATTGCCTGCATAGATGTTCTGCAATACACTACGGATAGCTCCAGGGTTGCCCCGTGCTAGCTCATCCGCCCCGTTGTGGTCGGCACTGGCGGCGGTATTGATGGCACCCTGGAGCTTTTCTTTTAGCACTACCTCGTGCACATATAGGCCAGCCCTGCCCTCCACTCGGGTCACGACCATGGCGGCAACAAATGGCCGGCCTCCAATCTCTACCGGGGCACCCAGCACATACCCGATCTGACCATCTTTTCGGGACTCGGTGCTCAACACTTTGGCGCGCGCCAACACATCGGGGAGGAAATACATGGCCTGCACCTTGTCTTTCCCATAGCCATGGCTTAGCGTGTCCTTGGCACTTTTCCGGTCAAGCCGAATTTGGCCGAGGTCTGGGTGGTTCACAACCCCACTCTCGGTATGAGAGTTGAAGTGCTCCGTGGCCCAGACAACTAGGTCAGCAGTCTTGCCAACTTTCGGAACTTCGTCCCCGCGCATGCTAGCTACTGCAGGGCCATCCAGGAATTGGCGCACCGCGTCCTTGCGGTTGAAGTTCAGGTCGATACCTGCCTTTGCATTCAACCGCGCCTGGTTCAGGTGGTACTCACCCATGATCTGGCCAGCGATCTCCATGACCTTCTTGAAATCCGTCACATATTGATCCGTCCGCTTGCTGTAACCCAGGGTGGCCAGTGCCTTCTGGATCAAGCGGGCGACGGCCATCTGAACCTGGACCAGCAACTGCTTGTTGGACTTACCGACAGCACGCCAGAAGTCAGGGTCCATAAAGCCATCGGAGAAAACTTCGCCGACGAACTCCTCAATTTGCTGGTGAGGCTTGAGGTTGCTGGGGGCAACATCCGAGCCGAAGAACTTGGTCTCGAGTTCGTGCTCTTTGATGTACGGCTCAATGGCATCAAGCAGCCGGTTATAAAGCCCTGGATTGGTCTTCGCCAGGATATGCGCGAACTCGTGCCCCAGCACCGCGATGTGCGGGCGTTGGGAGTCGACGTTTAGAAAGATATTTCCTTGGAACGTGACGCCATTGAACTCCACCGTTTCTCCGTCGGCGTTAACGGGCGCTCTTTCGGTAGGCCGGACCTGAACCTGAATAACCGGGAGGCCCAGCGACTGCGCCAAATGTAGAAGACTCGGGTCTGCATCGGCACCTCGTCCTTCCACAAGATGTGCATCTCGGAAATCGCCTCCAATTCGGTCATTGAGAGCGGCGATAGCTCTTTGTGTATCTGGCGAAAGGTTTGGAGCGGAGTCTTCTCGGCTGGCATCGCTGTCCTTGCGGTTGAACTTGGGCGCCTCGACGGCTTCGGACAAGTGCTCCTGGCGAATGAACCACTTGCCGCCCTTGTTCCAAGTATATGGATCAGCCGATTGTGCCTGCTCTTTGGTCAGGCCCGCGCGCCAGACCCCGTACAGCGTCTTGCCCTTCTTGGTGACATACGCCTCAATGGGTTCCTTGCCCCGCCAGGTTTGGCTGACCGGAGTGGATGCATGGCGCTTCTTCTCGGCTACTGCCTTCGCCTGGTCCGCAATGCTCGGCGCCTCTTTGGCGCGAGTGGGCAGCCCAATCTCCTCCAGTCGGTCGAACAGATCAGCAACACTATCCACGCCGGCGAGGTCGATGTGGCGGGCTGAGCCATAGGCGGCGCGCTTTTCCTCGCTCGCCTGCTTCTCCAGCACCACGATGCGAGCAGCGACCGCCGTGCCGGCGCGTTCAAAGGCCACCTGTGGCAACGCAACGTCAGCCATCAGCACTGCGTCCGGGACCAGGCTTTCGCCCTTGTCGTTTGCGCCATAGAGCCAGTCGTTCAACCGCTTATCGGCCGCCGGGCCGGTGGGGATCAGGGCTACCAGGCGGCCGCCATCGCGCAGGTGCCCCCACGCCTTGGCAACGTGTTCCATGGCTGTCTTGCCTCCCACGCCAAAAGGCGGGTTCATCACGATGGAATCAAACTTGTTGGACTTGGCCAAGTCCTCAAACACACCATCAACAACGCGGTCCTCGGCCGGGTTGATGTTCAGTGCCAGGCGGGCGCGCAAGGTGCTCGAAGGTTCCACCACCGTGCGCTTGACGGCATCCGGGAACCAGCGAGCAATGGCGCCATGGCCGGCGCTGGGCTCCAGGGCATCGTCACCTGGGCGCATGTCGGCCCACTGCACCATCTTCAACCCCACCGGCTCGGGGGTGGCGAAGTAGTCTTTCCCCTCCTGCGCCTTCGTCTTGGCGTTCTTTTTCTGTGTGCCGAAATAGTAGGCCTTGGCTCGATCCCATTCAGTGAGCGCACCATTGATCTGCCGATCGCGCGCCTTGCCACCCTTGCCCTCGCCCTCGTGCCCCGGCTCGTAGTAGTCGCTCTCCTCAAACGCCTGGATGAAAGAATCCTTGAGCGCGCGCGCTTCTTCGCCCAGGCTCAGATTCTCGGCTGCGCTGGCCCGCCCGGCGATGGTGCCTGCGAAGGTGTGCTTCTCCCAGCTGGTGCCGGTGTTGAAGTAGCGAATGATGGCGTCCGACACCTGGCCGGTGCGGTAAATGCGGCCTTCTTGCTGGATCGCCATAGTGGGTGCTGAGGGCTGCCCCAGGTTAACCAGCACGCGCTGATACTTCCCGGTCGTGTCGTGACCACTCCAGCCCGCATTTTTGGCAGACTGCACCAGAAGCACTGCAGGCAGCTCGGAGTCGTTGTTGAACTTCTTGTAGCGCTCAAGCATTGCCTTGGCTTTCTCGTCGCCGTTGACCGGCATGACCTGGTCTCCGAAAGCCCGTTTGTAAGCCTCAATGGGCGACAGCATGTTTTCCAGGCCAGAGGACAGCAGGTCCTTGAACTCGCGGCGGAATTCCGACACTGCCCCGGCCAAGGCCGCGCGCTGGTCGGCAGTCAGAGATTGGTGTTCCCCGAACTGCTCAACTGACACGTTGAACGGGTTGAAGCCACCACCTTTTTTGTAGTCGTGGAAAACTACTACCTTTCGGCCCATTTCGAGTTGCTTGCGCACATAGGGAATGCTGTGCTCCGCCTTGATGGCCTCCAGGAGATACCTGCGGGACAAGTAGTCGAATGACCCACGGATCAGCTTGTTGAGATTCTGGTAGGTCTTCGGGTCCTTGCCCTCCGCCCGGCCCTGCTCGTCCATCCACTGGAAAACCGCATCAATGCGGTTGCCCAGATCTGAATCGATCAGGACGAAACGGCGGTCATAGTCAGCAGCAACATCCAGTACACGCGACGAAAGCACACCCTCGCGCTTGAGCCAGGTGTTGAAATTGCGCTGCATCAGGCCACTATCCACCCCAGCCTCTGGCGCGGTCAGCTTGTTGTAGCGCATGCGGTAGCCGAAGTGCTGCATCATGAACTGCTCGCGGCCATTGCCGGAGTTATATGCAGCGCCTTCTGCCTGGGGATACTCAAACAGGTATCCATTGGCCCAGTCCACCGTTTTCTCGTATGCGAATGGTGTGGCCGACAGGAACAGCGCGCGGGGGCGCTTCTCCCCCTGGTTGGCTGCCACAAAGTCCTTTTCCTGCTCGTAGAGCTCGCGCAGCTCCTTGTTCAGGTCGTCAATTTTTTCCTGCAGGCGGGCGACATTCACCGTCTTGTTGCCAGCCTCCTCCGCAGCCTTGCGCTCCTCGCTCAGGCGGCGAACCTCCTCCAGCTTGTCGGCGTTCTTGGCGCGGTGACGCGTCCAGGCTCCATCTGGGTGGAGTGTCAGCGCGCGTACCATCCTGAGCGCATCGGTCTCCTTGGCGTCCTCGGACTGCATCAGCGTGTGAGATTCGTCAGCGACAACCAGGCTCCAAGGTCGTGCCACCAGCGCCTTGTTCATCCCAAGGTTGGCATAGGTAGTGATGACAATGCCGCGCCCGGCGTCTCTGGTGTCCTTCAACTGGGTAATGCCCAGATCGAGCCGCTTGCCCGAATCAATCCAATCGGAAGCGATTTTCTCAGTCGGTACCACCACCAGGATGTTGTCTTTGCCCTGTCGCAACTGGCGCGAGATAACACCCAACCCCGTGAAGGTCTTGCCGGTGCCGGTTCCGTTGGTGAACAGCATGCCGTAGCCATCAGGCTTGTCAAAGCGTGCTTCGGCCTTGACAACGTCGTCCTGCTGCCCAGGGAGCAGAGATGGCAGTGTGTCGCGGACATTTTGAATGCCGCGAGAAATGGGAGTGCTTAGTGCACCGCGCTGGCCTGTGCGGGCCTTAGCTGCTTCAAGGCCTGACGCAGCACTTGCTGCAACTGTCGCTGCTGGGATGGAGTCAGGCGGTACTCCTCCGATGCCAACATCACTGCCTCGCTCACGGAAACCACTTCCGGTAGCGATGCCCGCAAGTTCAGATAGCCCGTCTCCTGTATGAACGCGCTGATCGCCTCGTTCTCCATCAGGAGCGGCGCGGTCAACTGGAAGCCCAGAATCACCTTGTTGTCCTGGCTGTACTTCTCCGCGAATCCGGCCACCTTCGAGTCGATCACTTGCAGCATCTCGTCCGGATCCGCGCTCATCACCTCCCGCCAGAACGGATCCAGCGGCTGGCTGCGTGCTATCTGGTTCCAGATCGGGGCGGGTACTTGATGCATTGTCTTGTGCCTGTGTAGGTGTGTCTTGAAGTTTAGCCAATTCGGCGCGTACTGTCTCGGAAGAATCCATCCCCTCAACGGAGAGGTTGCTGTCTTCCATCATGTCGCGCGCGCCGTTGTACCAGCCGCGCAGGAACGGGCGGATCTTGCTGATAGGGGCGTCCAGGTCGCGGGCAATGGCCTGGGCAAAATCGGCGAATTTGCGCGCACCGGCTTCGATGTGGAACACCGCGAGCTCAGTGCCGATTGCCAGCATCTCGGGATCAATCCCGGAATTGAGTTGGCCCAGCTTCTTTTTCAGCCGCTCGCGCAGCTCAGCCGCGCGGTCAGCAGTCACCAGCTTATTCGCGGCGCCGTATGAGCTATCGGGTTGGGGGGTGCTTGTATTTTCGGCCAGTTCGCTAGGGCGGATATTCGCGTTGTCGTTTACTGCAGGATTCGCTGATTCCTGCACCTTGGCTCGCTCAATCGGCCCCTTCTCCAGCTCCTTGCGGCTTGGCATCGTGGAGTGTTGACGCTGCTGCTCGTTGGGTGCATCAACCCATCCATCACCCTGCTTGCGCACGGCCTGTACCGTGACTTTGGCGCTGGCCGTGTCTGATTGAGGCACATAGGAAATAACGCGATCGGTGCCGCCGCCGTATGATTCAACGATGTTGCCTGGGGTGAAATACTCCGCTGTGGCTGCCAGCGTCTGCTTAGCCGTGAGGGGCTTGGTTTTCTTCCGAGCAGGAGCCTTCTCAACTGGGGCAACAGCCGTCTCAGCGTTGTCGACAACATCCTGACGAACCGCTTTGGCCGCGATCTCATCCCCAATTGATTGCCCCTGTGCCTCTGCCTCCGTGCGATCTGCAGCACCAAGAGCATCCTTCACCAAGTCCAAGCGGCGCTGCGTGAGCTTTTTGCCAGGGGTGGCCGCGACCTTGTCTGCCTCGGCCCGAGTGATCCCAGAGCCCGCCTGCATCAGCAGTGTGGCGCGGTCTTGCTGGCCCAGCGCATCCCAGCGCGCGCGCACCGGCAGTGCCTTGCCTTCATCGGTCACGCCGGCAGTGGCGGTGGCTGGCGCGCTCTCGGTGACGGGCTGCGCCGCCGGCGGGCGAGCCTCTTCAGAAATTTCCGCCTCGGGGAAGCCCAGCGAGCGCATGGCCTCTGCCTGACTCACATTGCTCTCGCCAGACAGGGGATCACCAATATCCAGATCAGGGTCTTCATCAACAGGCGCAACATGCTCCTGCTGGGTCGCCCAGTCATAAGCGGCTCGGTCCGCCGCATCACTGGCTTCATATGCGGCCTCAGGTGCAGCTGCTTCCTGGGGGGACTCCACGGCCTCAGGCGCTGGTAGCGCCTCCTGTTGTTGCTGGCCCTGCGCCTGGGCAGCCTGCTGGTCCAAACCGTAGAACGTCGCAAGGGCTGCAGGATCTCCGCGATGCTGCTCCAACACGCGCAGCTCATTCAATTCTGCAGGGGTGAGCTGCTCACCACCTTCTTCTACGTAGCTTCCATCCGCGTCCTGCACCACTTCGCCATCGCGCTTGGCGCGCAGGGTTTGGTAGCGCGAAGAAGCCAGGCCCAGCACTGCCTCGGCGCCCAACTGCCCTGCTGGAGCATCCGCGGCCGCGCTTTGCTGCGCCAACTCGGCGGGTGGCTGGGCCACAGGCGCCGCCTGAGCAGCAGGCTGTGCTTCCAATACCGGTTCCACACGGCCGTCACCCGTGGGGGCTACGCGGACGGGCGCAGCCGTGTCTTCGGACGGCTGAGCCAGCTGTCCGAACTGTGCCCAGGCGGTCAAAGCCTTGTCCTTGGCCTTCATCGCCTCCGCTTCCATGATGCGCTCGGAAGGGCCCTTCTCTGTCAGAAAGCTGGTGACCTTCCCAACTCCGCTGGTGCCGCCAGCCATAATGCCGCCCTGCATCAGCGTCTGAACGATGGTGTCTGCGACCTGCCCCAGGTAGTCGTTGAAAGTCGCGCCCCTGTTCAGGCCCATCTGGGTGAATTTGTCCGTTGCAAATTGCCCGGTAGTGGTCAGCACCTCGCCAGGGACTTCCTTGGACAGCGCGTGGAAAAGCAAACCCGCAATCTGGTCAGACGGCATGCCCTTCGCCGCGCCGCGCAGCGCATCGAGCTGGTGGCCCAGGCCAAAGCGCTCACCAATGACCTCAAATGCGGCGAACAGGCCAGCCCGCTTGGTGGCGTCGGCGACGGTCAGTTTCTTCTCCCGGCCCTCGGCATATTCCTGACCGAAGCTCTGCGCAGCAATGCCGCCCAGCACCAGGGCCTGGCCGCCCTTGATGGCCGCGCCACCCATCAGCAAAGGCAGCTGCTGGCCGATGGAGTTGATCGCGCCTTCCAGATTGCGCGCCATCATGTCTCCACGCTCACCGATGGCTGCAGTCTTTTGCCCAATCAGCTTGTTGTTGGCGCTTGCGAAATCCTTCGCGAGATCATCCGCCCCGGCCACGTCTGCCGCAAATTGAGACAGGCCAAGTGCGGTCTGGCCAATGCCAAGAGCAGCCTTAGCGATCCCGCGCACTGCCGCGTTGTTCACGCCATTGCCTGGCTGGTTTGGATTGAACAGCTTGGCAGTCTCAAAGTCGAAATCGCTGCTGCCGATCGTGGGGTTGGCCAGCAGCTCTTTGCCCGCCGGCAGACCTTTGCGTGCAGCGTCGTTACCCATGGTCTGAGCGAACGCAGCTTGCTCGCCTGCGCGCATGAGTCGCTCACGGCGAGCCTCGGCACGCGTGTCAAGCGGCGCGGGCGCAAGCGCCTCCTGGTCTCGGCGCGCATCCACTGCGCCCATCTGCTCGGCACGCTGGCGGGCCACCAGCCCTTGCCAGCTGTCCTGAGACTCAAGAATCTTGCGCTGCTCCGGGGTTGCGGCGTCCCAAGCGCCTTGCACAGCCTGCCTCATCTCGGGCCGCAGTGGAACTCCCCCTGCATTGTTCGCCAGCGTAGGGCTGTTCGCTTGCATGTTCTCCCGAGTGAGCACCGAGCCAGCCTGCGCGGCGCGGTCGGCGGGCAGCTGTGGCTTCTTGCGCTGCATGTGGGGGAACACTCCAAATGCTGCCTGGCCAGTTTCCGTGGGCGCAGCCGTAGCCGCGGCGGGATCCTGTGCCAGAGGAGGCAAATCGCTGAGGAATTGAGTGCGCAGCGCATCGGCATCCGAGCCGGCGTGCGGCTGGATGAATGTGTCGAAATATGCTTCTTTGGCGCCGCGCTGCTGTTGCGCCGACATGGCGGCAAACTCTGGCTTCGATGCCAGCTCGGCCCAGGTGGGAATGGACTTCTCTTGCGCTGCGGGTTTCAGCTTCGCCAGTGCGGCCGACGCCATGCCAGCTGCGGCAACTCCCTTGCGGATGTAATCGGGATCCTCGGCATAGCCGCCCTGCTTGAGCGCGGTGAAATAGCTTCCGGCATCCTTGGCGCCCAGGACGTTTCGATAGCGGTCCTTACCGAGCAGGCCGACGAAGTCATCAGCGAAGGCGTCACCATTCTCGTAAGCGCGGTACTTGTCCACGCTGCCGGTCATGTTGTCCTTGGCCGACACACCCCGGCCCGAGAAGTCCTTGATGTTGCCTAGATTGTTGGTCCCAGGAATGACTGACTTGCCCCACCCGGTCTCCAGGCCCCACTGCCCGATGATGGCGTCCACCGGCGCGCCGGTCTTCTCGGAGACCCGTTGCGCCATGGTAAGCACTTGCCCCACGAAATCGTCCACGTTCTTGGATGGCTTGGAACCAACGGTGGAGAGGGTTGCAGGCGGGCTGTATTCGGGGATCGCAGGAGCAGCCGCCTGCTGCACCTCGTTGGAAAAGTCAGCGAGCGCCTGAGCATTGCTGAGGCTTGCGGCCAGAGTGTTGATGTTGAGTTCAGTGTTCTGGCCGTTTTGCTGCATGTGTCAACCTACTAAGGGAGTCCCATCAATCGCCGAAGGTCGGCATTTGTCGGGGCCATAGTAGGTTGGGCTGGCTTACTCGTACCACCACCAGCGGCAGGCTGCGCGGCCGGAGCCACCTTGCCACTGCCTGCGGTCTGGATCTGGTCATACAGCTCACTGGCTGCAGCCACATCCGCTTGCGTAGGCTTGAATCGGCCGGTCAAATCAGCCTTTGCACGATCTGCCAGGTTGCGAGCAATGAAGTCCTGGCGACTCATGCTCTTGCCCTGCTGGATCTGGTCAATGGCCCGGGAAACGGGTATGCCTTGAACGCCCGCAATGTATTCCGCATCGCGCTGCAGCGGCCCCATCTTCGCCCCCGCGACCTTGGCCTGAGACTCGGGCGCCGTGAAGACCGGGCGCGGCACGCCGTCTGCGCCGGTGCGCACCAAGGTGGCCCCTGGCGCAACCGACTTGAGTTCGGACTTCTTGCCCAGGTTCAACTGTTGCTGCAATTGCGTCAGGGTACTGGCGGGCATCGGCGGGATGTCCGCGATGATCTGGCCCGAGGAATCCACGACCGCCAGCGCCTTTTGCCCATTCACATCGATCATTCTGGCGCCGGCCACGTCTTCGCGCAGTGGCCCGCCGGTGAGCGCCGAATGCGCATCTGCCACTGAGCGTCCAAGCAGCATAGAGTCACCGCTGTTGAGCGCATTTACCACCCCGTGCAGCGCCTGCACACCGCTCGCCGATGAATCGGCAACAGCCTTCCTATAGTCTCCGGAGCTTTTTAACGGAGCAACCCGCTCGAGCCCCTGTTGCACCGTGAGACCGGTGCGAGCCTTAGAGGCGTCGATCAAGTCATAGGTTGGGCGGTTTGCTTGATTGGATTTAGCCTGCGCGAGACTGAGACCGGCATTGACGTCATTGGTCTGCTCCACCACGGGGCTGCGAGCCGTGGCCGCTTGGGCCTGAGCAAGGCCCAGACGCCCGCGCTCGCCCTCCCCCTCTGCCGCTAACCGGCTGTTCTCCTGCCACAGGGGGCGCAGCTCCTCCTTGTCACCAAGGTCACCAAGCTCCGAATCCGTTCGCGCATTGGCAAGAGTAGCAAGCCCTGGGGTGGTGTCGACGATGTACTGGTTCCTGGCCTTACGCGCGGCAATGTCCGATTGGTATTGCTGAGCGTCACGATAGCCATTAATAGCTGCCAAGCCCGCAGATGCATTGAATCCCATAATTTACTCCACAGCTTAGAAGAAGCTACCGAGGACGTTTCCGATCAGGCCACCCATGGCATCGCTTTGCCTCTGCGCATTACTAGCCTGATTGTTTTGTGCCTGATAAGCGCCGCTCATTGCACTTGTGGCTTGTGAAGCCAAAGCATTTCCGAGACCCAGCGCCTGAGTCTGCCTATTCCAGGCAGTGTCTTGTACACCTTTGCGAGCGGCGTTCTGCGCCACGGCGCCGTTGGCGGCCTGCGCCAGATTGAGCCCTACCATGCCGGCCTGATATGCGCCGCTGCTGGGATCCATGCCCGGGGTCCGGGTCAGCCGAGACTGTGCCTTGGCAAACTCGGTGGCATTCGTAGCCGCCGCATCGCCTGCCGCGCGCGCATAGTTCTCAGCGCTGTCGTAATTCATCGCACCATTCGCGACGATGGCATTCAGGGGTTTGTAGTTGGTGTCGTACAGGTCTGCTAGGCCCGTTCCAAACTGCCCCATCCGCTGCGCGGTAGCGTTAGATGCGTCGGCTTCTTTATCGCCGCCGCCAAAAATGCCACCCAGTACTCCGCCGATTAACGAACCCCACATAAGATGCTCCTTATTTCCCGCATGCTATCCATCCTCCGCTACTCGTGTGGTGCCTCTGGCCACAACAGTGCAGCCGGGTCCGGCTGCGTGGTGATGTCGCGCAGCGCCTGCCTGTACGCTCGCCACTCAGCTGCGAGAGGAATACCCGATTCCGCAGCTGCTGACGCGCGCCAATCGCAGGCAGCCAGCAACTCATCACGTTTGAACCGAGCTTGCGCCCAGGCCTCCTCGACAGACAACGGCATTTCATCCCAGGTGCAGGTCAAGATGTTCCACCGATGGCGCGCGGATGGGCAGGCGCCAATCGGCCAGCCGGGCGGCTCTCCGTTCTCGACAATGGCTCCTTCCGGAAACACGGCGCAACCAACGGTGCCAAAGGCCAATAGATAGACGCCGTCGTGGGCGTAGTGCATCGCGCTGTTCATCGTTTGGCCCCTATGGCAAAGAGCATGGCATTGTTGATGGCACTGGGCGTGTCGCCCTCAAATTGCAGGGTTAGCCTGGTGGTCGATCCCGCATTCGCATAAAACGCGTAGGCGTGCGAAACCGTGATGTAGCCGGTGTCCACCTCGTACCCCGCCACCGAGCCGCCGTTGACAAGAAGCCTCGTTCCTGTTTTCCGGAAACCTGAGCCATAGGTAATCAGAGCCGACGCGTGCACATACACCCAGCCAGGGTAGTCCATCGTGATGTTCAGCGTCACGACATCAAACCAAACACCAAAACCAGCCCCAGAGCGCCCTGATGGGTTGGAACTGAACATGGGCACGGTGACCGCATTGCCCTGGATCAAGAGCGTGTCCACCTGGGCGAGGCCAATCTTCGCCGTGGTGATCGTGCCATTCGCAATCATGGCATCCTCGATGTAGACACCGGCGGGCGCGACCTTGCCGTTCAACGTCCTGGGGGTGGTGTAGACCACGAACGGGACAGCGTTGCCGTTGTTGGGCGATCCGATGGCAAACCTGTCCGCACGCACAATGAACGTCGAGACCGTGGCCCCGTTGTTCGCCTCGCTCATCAGTCCGAAGCCAGACACATGCCCGTTCAAGTCCACCTTGATGGTGTACTTGGCCATCATCTGCCCATCAACAGTCGCGCGGGCGGCCGTCTCCTGCTGTATGAGCGCAGTGTTGTTGCCGACCTTCACCTGCAAGTCGATCAACGACTGCGCATAGGCGGCCACATTGCTCGCCATGGTGGTGTATTTCTGCTGCAGCAATGCGTAGTTTCCGTTGATGACTGCGTACTGCTGCTCGGTACGGACAATGATCGCGTTGTCCGCGCTCACGCGCTCCTGCCGCTCCTGGAAGAAGTTAACCCCGTTCTTGCTGATGTCGATATTGATCAGCTCGATGCGCTCGCCCAGCTCCTTCCAGAGCAAGGAATTGCGAATATCGTTTTGCACCTGGTTGATGAGGCCGGGAACGTCCGAGGGCTTAAGCACCTGTGGCGCTGAGGTTCCCGTCTTCTTCATGGCCTCGGTGGCCGATGCAATGTCGATTCCGGCGATCTTGAGATCTGCCCGCGTGACGAACTGCTGGTCACCTTCACCGGTGGTGCCATTGCGCACGTTCTGGCCAGTGGCCATATCCTGCAGCACCTTGCGTACATTGGGGTCAGCAATGGCGTTCAAGGCCGTCTGGCTGATGGCTGGAACCCCTTGGTGCCGTTTGTTGGGACTGATCATAGGCCAGCCAGCTCCCGCGCCTTCTCAGCCACTCGCAGCTCGCGAAAGCGCCCCTGCCCCGAGACCTCGATTTTCCAGCGGTCGGCCATGAAGCCGGCTGGCAGCCTAAAGTCCGAGACCTTGCGAGTTATCAACTCGGTGTGCCGTAGCACATCATCAGCATAGAACTTCACCGTCCAGTTGCCCGAGGCCACCACCTGGGCGTACCCGAAATTGAGCGGGCGCGTCAAAACCATCTCCCGCGAACCCCAGCGGCATTGCTGCTCGTCGCCGGAGTGGAAGGCGTACACCTTGGCGCCAACCACGTAGTAGAGCTGGTCAGCCAGCAGGCCCGTAAAAGTGCATTGGGCTTTGAACCCGGGCACGTCGGTCATAGTGCCACCCGCCTCGTCGAAGCGGATGACAAAAGGTATGGTCGTGTTGTCAGGGGTGTAAGCCAGCAGGCGGCCGTCGTTCATGCCGAAACGCAAGGCCTTGAGGTCGCCGTTCGTGAACCTGGCGCGCCACACCTCGCGAGTGAAAAACAGTTGCGAGTCAGCCAGGCTAGCGGTGGCACCGGTGATAGTCACCAACCCGTCAGGGCTTGCGTAGATGACTCGCCCGGACACGTTGATGATGCTCCACTTATTGACCCCGGCCTGCTCAACATTGAGCTGGCTGACAGTCATGGCATCCGGCGAGATGCCCTCCACCAAATACGGCTGCGTGCGCGTCGTCACGATGGCGCCGGTGCCCACCGCGCAGGCGCCGACTACCTGGCTGCGCAAGGGCTTCACATTCGCGGGGCTCCAGGCCCAGGGGCGGTACGCCTCCGAGAAATGAACCTCGTTCTCCCGCATGGCCATCAGGATCCCATTAGGCAGGAGCGTGAGGTTGCGTAGTTCTTGCGATGGCGGGTAGCTGTAGAGAGAGCTCAGCTCCTCATTGAGCTCGGCGCCGGCCTTTGAATCCCGAAAGCTGAGCGTCTTAGGACCCGCCGCGCCCGATGTGTAGACACTGTCAACATAGTAGTAGCTGGCAATGGTGGTGCCGCTAGCGGTCCGGTACACGCGGATTTCGGTCACCGGCACAAAGCCGCTCACATCATCCAGCGTGAGCGCAATATCGACAACGCTGGTTGGTGTCGCGTCCAGCGACAGCGGGTCTGAGGGCGGGCCCTCCTCGTTGTACTGGTTGACGTATGTGTAGACGTAGGCGCGCGACTCCATGTCCTTCTCTTCAGCGCCGGCCACCAGCTGAGCGTCGAACATGTTGTCGTGGTCTTCGACCTTGGCCAGCGATAGGTCGATGTATTGCTGGGCGACATAAAAGCTGGAGTTGCTGGTATAGATGTCGAGATACAGCTCTCCGGTGGCCTTGTCCTTCGCGACGATGCGCAGCACCTCAAACGCGTCATTCGGAGTGGCCTGGTCTGCTGGGACCTGCGTTTCGTTCGATGTCTCGTTTTCCAGCTCAGGCTTTGCGCACGGCGCCCAGTGAGTGCCCGTGAACGTATACCAGACATCGGACGGGCTCGTATGGTAGTAAGCCTGCAGGCGCCCCTGGCCGGGCTCTGGAAAACCGGCGTTGTCGTTGATGGAGTAGATCGGCCAGCCGTTGGCCGCATACTGCAAGCCTGGGATGCGGTTCCCAGTAACGGCGGCCGTGGATTTGACCTTTTTCTTTGGAGCCGTGAACCTGATTTTTGTGAGATACCCGCTCGCGTCAAACGTGGGCGTTACTGCGATATTGCCCTCTTGGTACTTTACGTTTGCATCCTCGTAATGGAAGATGTACTCAATGCTGTGCTTATCGCGATTGACGCGGCGAATCTGCAGCCCGCCTCCGGCAGGGATCAGAGGCGCGGTCTTTGGGCGCGGAACGCCCACCTTGAAGGATGTACCAGGCACGCCGCCTGTAGGCTTGGTGCCCGCGCGATCCGTCACCCTTACACCGTCTTCACCGGTGTAATACAGGCGCCTGTACTGGTCGTTGGCAATGGGGGAACGCACCGCATCGACGTCGCCGGGCCAAGAGTAAAACGTGAGTCCGTCCTCAGTCCAAAGGCTTGAAGGCTGGTTGCTCATCGAGTTGATGAGAAAGCCACCCTTCATGTTGCGGAGCTCACCATAGGCGAAGTCGCAATTCTCCGCCAAGGTCGCGGCCGTTTCGGGCAACAGCGACTCCTGGACCCTTGGGTAGATGCCGGTGAACTTGTTCAAGATGAACCCGGCCATGGCTCACTCCAATGGTGCGAGACCGGTGGTGGTGGCTTCCCAGGCCACCTTGCGCCAGTTCTTGCCCCACTCCTTTGTCATAGCCTCGTCGCCGTTGTCGCGAAGCTGCTGCATCACCCAGGCTGCATGGCGGCGCTTCTCCTCGCGCTCTTTAAATGCCACGTCCTTGCGTTTTGCCCACACCGAAACAAGGCCGGTGAGGATCGTAAAAATAGCGCCAATGATGATGCCCATGGTATCCACCGAAAGACTCGAAAACCAGGTCGGCGCGACCCCGGCATCCGTTGCAGCTTTGGCTACGCCACCAGTGAAGGTGAAACCTCCAATGGCATAGTTGGCTCCAGCAGAAATACGGCCGATTACAAAAGCGCGGCTCTCATTGAGAAGGGACTTGAGCGACATTGTTCTACCCTCTCCCAGGCAGCACGGAATAAGTTAAAGGTGCGCGCAAGTCGAATCCGGGGATCGGATACCACTGCTGCACACCATCCCGAAACACATTGTCTATTTCGTAGCCAACTCGTACATTCAAGCCAAATCGCCCGATCAGGGGGCGAAAGGCGGTGAGCTGCCAGGCTTCGCCGCAGCGGCGCAGCTGAATCGTGTCGTCGGCATTTCGCCAGACCTGCACGGAGTCCGCTCCGGCCGACACATTCACCGGCATCCCAAGACGGTAGGCGAGACCCTCACCGGCATTGCGGCGATACCAGTCTTTCCGGGCCTTGGTGCTGCGCGGGTGGTTGCCCTTGCTCCAATAGCATGCCTCGACGGCGCGCTGGTACTCCGCCGATGCGGGATCCTCGTTGAGCCATTGCCCAGGCTCTGGCCGGTGGGTGGCGTCGTTCCAAGGTACGTTGTCGCCATGCGCTGTGATGTTTCCCATGGGGGCGATATCTTGATCCAGAAGATCGGGCCGCACCTCAATCAGGCGCTCGCTCTTCCATGTCAGCATCTTGGCGATCTTTCCGGCCTTGAAGAGACGCACTTTCCATTTCGCCCATAGCAAGCCACGGGCTCGTTTTTCTGCGTCCTGCAGCGCGGCAAGCGCACTGGGTTGCAACGCCGAGGGCAATCCGGTGCGCGCAATAAGTTTGGCGATGTTCATGCAGCTCCTTAAATTGTGATCTGTTGGCCAGCGATGAACATCTCGTCCAGCATATTCTCAGTCAGTCCCAGGGCGGCGGCTGCTTTGGTCAAGAAAGGCGAGCCGTAACGGTTCCAGCTGGTGGTGTGGTTCCAAGCCAGGTCCGCCCACATGGCTTCTTCCTGGCCGGTAATCTGGGCAATGTAGGCCTCGACGCCTGGGGTCAGTCCACGCAACCCGAGGATGGCTCGCCCCTGAGCCCGACTGATTTGCGCCGGCACGCGGGCGCGGCGCTCATCGTCGGCGATCTGCTCTGCCGTCTTGAGTTGGCTCCAGTCGATGTTAGGCATTGGGCACCTCATCGGTTGGCAGGGGTACGCGGCCGTCTGCGGGGTTAAGGATCGGCTGAGGGAAGGTGCAGCTCTCGGGCGCGTCCCAGGCGATGGGCAGCAGCAGGGTCAGCTGCAGATCGCCACCTTGGCGTCGCACATCGCCAATGATGAACTCGCAATCCACTGCGGCCGCCGGCAGAATGGCGCCTTCGGCCAGCGGCGTGAAGTCGAACGGCTCGCCGTTGATGGTGAGCTTGTCACCAGCTTTGAGCACTTCCAGTACGTCGGCGCGGACTTGGGGCGAGAGACTGATTTTCATTAGAACCACCGTCCAATCGCGATTACACAAAGGGTGTTCTGAATGGTCGCAACATTCGAACTTAAGTAGCGGATATGCATAAGATCTATCTGAGATGTGCGAACGCCTTCCCCCGCAGCGAAAAATGCATGTGGGGCACCACTCTCATTAGTCACAGCAATTACTGGAGGATTTATAAAGGCAGCTGCATATGCCCAACCACCAGGTGAATAGACATCTCCAGGTGACCAAGTTCGCGCTGCTAGACCCCATTTACCCCAACAGATTTGCGTTCCATCTGCAAACCGGATGAATTCCCCATTCGCGTTGCTTCCGCGCTGAATAATCGCGCCCGTCGGCACTCCGCCAGACTGGGAGACTGTTCCCACAATTGCTGCGACTGCGGCCGCGCCGAGGCCCAGGTTAGTCCGAGCATTCGCTGCCGTAGAAGCACCGGTGCCCCCGCCCGCGAGCGGCGTGATGCCCGTGTGATTCGCGCGGTTCAAAAGCTGAGCATCACTGCTATTGGCGGTAGCGCCACCGGAGATGCCGGCCAACTTCGCCTTCTCCGCAGCTGTGAAGTCATTTGAGGACAGTCCTTTGCCCTCCTGCGCGTCTACCTTGGCATCAAGTGTGGACTGCAAGTTGTCGATGGTGGCAATAGCCTGCGTTCCGGTGTGCGTGCTACGGTCGCGCAGCTGCGCGTCGGTCGCATTCTTTGTGGCTTGCTCTGCAATGGCACCAAGCTTCGTTGCTTCAGCGGTCGAATAGTCGTTGGTACTGAGGCCCTTACCGGCGACCTTTTCCACTTTGCTGTCGAGCGCCGACTGCAGACCAGAAACTGTTGCTATCGACTGCGTGCCGGTGTGTGTCGTGCGATCGCGTAGTTGGGCATCACTGGCGTTAGCGGTTGCACCTATGGCTACACCGGCCAGTTTGTTCCGATCATCGGTTGAGTAGTCCTGAGTGGACAGGCCCTTGCCGGTAAGCTTGTCAACCTTGGTATCGAGGCCTGACTGCATTGCTGCCGTCTGCACAAAGTTCGTCAGTCCGTGAGCGGTTACCCTCATGCCCAGATAGTCGCCAGGCATATAGCTTTGCGCTTGCGTCCCCTCTTGGCCTCGCTGCACATAGATACGCAGCTCGTTCACAACCGAGCTATCCACGGCCAGCACTTTGATGATCTCGATGTTGCTCTCAACAGAGCCTGACTTTTTAAACCCGGTGATGGTGTACCAGTTCCCATCATTCAAGGGGGCCAAATACACCGCAGCGCCAGAGCTGATCCGCAAGATGCCGTAATCCAGCTCGTTGTCCGGGTCTCCTGTCGTTGGTGCTGACTTGACCGGCGCAGTGAACTGAGACTGAAAGTTGTTGATGAAGATCTGCTTAGCCATTTCAGTCATCCTTAACCGTCATCGTGAACTCGTTTTCTTTCTCGCGGCCGTCGCTGGTAACGGCGAGGACGGTGATCTTGTAGCGGCCTGCCAGTGGCTTGATGCACCACACTTTTACGCGCTGGTGCTGAACTGCGAATGACCGCCCGAAGCCCGAATAAGGCACCTCCGAGCCATCGGCCAGGCTCTGCACCTTCACAGTGGCTGAGGTGATCGTGTCGTCGATGGGCAAGAACTCCGAGAAGTCCATGTCGTAATCGAGGGTCTCGGAGGGTTGCTGCGTGAATTTGCCAATGATTGCCATCAGCCCACCTTCATTTCTCTGTCTTGGTACGGCACGTACATCACACGAATGTCGGGCGCGTCTTCGTCGTACGGGATCTGCTTGATAGTGTCCCCAGACACCGTTACTCGTACCCGCATCGCGAATGGCACAACGGTGCGGAATCTCTCGTAGCTGCGCACCGCAGCCAGGCGCAGGGCCACAGCTGGTGAGATGGCAAGCGGGCCCAGTGGGGTGTAAGTCTTGAAGTTCGGCGTGAGGTCCGCCCGAGGGCTAATCGCTACCCTGCCCTGGCTGATATTCCGCCTCGGAAACACCGTCACATGGGGCACCAGCAGCACCCTTTGCGCAAAGGTCAGCTTTGTGCGCGAGCGATTGGTCCCGAGGATGGTGAGCTGCGCGGTGGGCGCAATGACGGTCCGGCCGCTGCGAACCAATGTTTTCCACAGCGAAACCAGTTCAGCCCTGGCGGTGAACTCCACCGGCGCGCGCGCTCGCACCCGCCCGTTTGGCCGCAACACTGCAGCCATATTGAACGTGGTGCTGACACGCTGAATCGAGTCTTCTACCAGCTCGTTTATCAGCGCGGCGTTGATGCTCTCGCTGTTCATCCTGGTGCGAGACCGATCAGAGGAAGTTCAGCATCAAATCGCCGCTGAGCTGCGAAGAGTCGATGAAGTACACATCGTTGATGTTGAGCAGTTTGGGAGCCGGCAGCGCTTCACTGAAAATCAAGTTTCCACCCGTGAGCGCATCCACCACACCGATGTGGGTCACCGTGACAGCCGCACCCGTCACCGGCGCGAACTCAGCGCGCTCAGTGTTGAAGGTGCTGCCGTTGTTCGCCGTTGCGAATGTGGGCGCCTGGATGCGCGTGTACCAGCTGCCGGTCACCTCGGTGCCAGCCGTGAACGAATCGGTGGGGTCAGCCTTGAACAGCGCCAGGTAGCGCCCCGGCACGCCAGGCATCGCGATGCCCTTGCACCAGAAATTGGCAGTTGCGTTGGCGGCGTAGGTAGAAAATCCAGACATCTTTTATGCCTCCGGTTTTGCTTGTTGCAGGCCAACATCGGCCGCGAATGCTTGATAAAAACTGCCCGCTTTCGAGTCCGAGGCGGCCTCGGTGTCCTTGCTGTGCGCGCGGAAGCACACCCAGTTGAGGAGCGCGCCGCGGTACGTGTCGGGGATGGAAATGGGCTGGCCAGCCGTGATGTCTGGTGGGACCGCGCTGTATGTCATCAGGACGAATCCGGTGCCGGTGTTTGCAGGCCACACCCAGAACTGCTCACGGATGTGCGGGTCAGGCATGAAGTGCACGACTTCAAGCTGGGCCTTGTCGGCGGGCCACCGCGCGCGGGACTGGTCCAGGTAGTCGCGGGAGGTGGCGCGAATGCGCTTCCCCGGCGTCGCGCCATTGATACCCAGGTTGTAGGCCAGGTCCAGCACTGTGATGGCCCCAGCCGGCGCGCGCTGCAGCACCCCCTGTGCCAGCTTCTGAGGCTCAGTCTTCGTGTAGGCCTGCGGTACCGCGTTGACAACCTGCGTCTGCGCTTCGTTGAGCCAGCCCAGCAGCTCTGGCTGGGTCCAACGCGTGTTGCTCTGGTCCTGCAGGATGATCGATGCCTGGTCAATGAGGCGCTGCGCCACGATGGTTCCCATGTCGCTGCTCCTCAGTGCCTGCTGCGCGTGCGCAGCGGTGCGCGGGCGCGGTTGGTGATGGCGCCCGCCTGAGCGTTGTGCATTGCGCCGTGGAACAACTGCCGGTGCAGCGCGCCCAGATCGGGGGCGGTCCAAGGTTTGCCGGGCATCAGCATCAGGCGCGCCAGGGCGCCATCAACGATTCGCTCCCCCCACTTGGCCCAGATCCAGCCGGGGATGGTTGTGGCCGCCCGTGATGGTTGCAGCGCCAAATCGATCTCCAGCACGCCAGCCTGGCTGGAGACCGGCACGGGATGCAGTAGCACCTGCTCGGTGTCGTTCTGCGCCCAGAAGCGCGGCGCGCCGGTGGCGTCCCCATACTCAACCTCATCGAGCCATTTACCCTGGTTGGCCGGAGCCAGCCCTTTGCCGCGATAGCGCACGGCCAGCACCCTCGCCACAGCGGCACCCATGTCCGGCTCAAGCTCCACCGCGCGCTGACCGGCAGTCAAGCTGGCGTCCTCTTGCGTGTATGTCCACACGCCGGAGGTGCTGCAGAACTCGATGGCCGCGTTGCGGATAGCCAGCTCGGTTACGGGCGAGGACGGGTCGGCGGCCAGGTGCGGCAGCACATCGTCTACGGCGTCAGCGAGGGTGAAGGCGGCCATATCAGTCTGCCGCTTTGATTGACGGGTCTACGACTGCGCCTTCGGCCTCCAGCTCGCGCACTTGGTCCAGCAGGTCGGCCGTGGCCTTACCCTTGAGGACCTTGTCGAACTTGCGCTTGGCGTACTCGCGCAGCTCACCGGCGGTGAACTTCTCCAGCGGCTTGTTTTCGGCGGCCACCTGCAGCGCGTCCTTCGCGGGCGGCTCACTGCCATCCGCCAGGCGGAACTCGCTGGGGTGGCGCAGTAGCGCAGTGGCTTGGGCGTCTGAGACTTCCGCGACGGCGCCCTTACCCTTCCAGGTCTTGCCGCTGTGCGCCACGCGATCCGTGACGAAGGGCTTGCGGCCGATGTATTCGATCAAAGGCATGTGTGCTCCTTACAAGAAAGCCCGCACCACGCGAGGCGGTGCAGGCGTTCACGGGCTGGGCTTAGATGCCCTCGGGGGACTGCAGAACGGTCAGGTCCAGGCGGCCGGTGGCAGCCGCGCCAGTGACGGTTGCCGTCACGAAATAGCGGACCTTCTTCTTCACCGGGGCGGCGGCGCTGCGCGCTACGCCGGCGGCGGCCGTATCGGTGGCCGCCAGCAGGATCGCGGCGTCTTCCGCAAAGGCGGTGCCGTCGTAGGCCTCGATGCCGATCGACACCTTGCTGCCAGCGCCCAGGGCGCCGAATACCAATTTGGCGTCGTGGATCTTGGTGCCGGCGGAAAAGTCCAGCAGGCGAATCTTGGTGCCAACAGCCGCGGCGTTGAGGTTGACGAAACTGTGTTCGGCGGCCAGGCCACGGTCGCCCACGTACTGCACGTTGTCCAGAGAGGGAGCGTTGATAGTTGCCATGATCTAATCTCGATTCTGGGAGGCAATGCCTCCCGTTATTGATAGAAGAATTGAGTAAAACTCAATTTACGAGGCGAGCAAAGCCCGACCTTCGGCGGATTCGATGGCGGGTGCGTAGGAGTCAAACACCGCGCAGCCGTGGTCGGTCGGGACGCCGTCGATCTCGAAGCGGATCTTGGCAGTGCCGCCCATGTCAGAAGCAACGATCTCAATCACGTTCTTGTGATCGGTCTGCTCTTCCGACCAGTCGTAAAAGTACGCGCTCTCACCACCGCTGCGACCATAGGCCCGGCCCAAGGCCTGCGCGCCGACGATGATCGAACGGTCAGTGGGGACTGCAGCAATCTTTTCCACCGGCGTGAACTTGCCGCCGGTTCCCTGGTCCACCTGCACCTTGGAACCCACGTCAAAGCGGATGGCATAACGCTTGAGAGTGGCAATCAGCATGCCGCCCCACATGATGGTCTCCATGTTGTCGAACAACGGGTGCTTTGCGCCAGGCACCTTGCGGGCCACTGCGTCCGCAACAGCCTTAGTCCACTGCGTATTGGTGGCACGGGACTTGAGGTACAGGAACTGCCGCTCGGACACAAACCACACGTACAGAGGTGAGTTCCAGTACTTGTCGTCGTTCTCGTACTTGATGCCCTGCAGCGGGATAGTCGATTCGCGGATCTGCGAGGCGACCCGCTCAATGTCCGTGAAGGTCATCGCATCAGTAGTGGCCAACTCATCCACGCTGGTGGCGTCACCCGCATAGAACTGGCGGTTCTTGGTTGGCGCCTGGACATCATTGACCATGATGCCGTTGAAGTCCTCGTCGGAGTCTTGCGGCACAACCCAGTCGGAATGGTTCTGGGTGCCACGGGCACCGGCCAGCTGCACAAGCGTGCGCTGATCTTCCAGGCGGCCCATGTAATCGGTCAAGCCGGTCATCACCACATCGCGCAGGTTGTGCACGGTGCGTTTCTGGGACATCTTGCCGCCGTTGTCAGCACCGGCGCGCGTCTGGTTGATCCAGATGTCCATGCTGGAGCTCGACGTCTTCATCATCTTGCCCTGCACGCGGGTGTCACCCATGACAGGCTTGCCGCGCAGAGGGTTGAACAGGTCGATGCTAACGCGGTCACCTGCACCCTTGGACAGGTCGCCGGCCTTAACCACCGGATAACCCGGTGCAGTCTGGTCCTTGGCCTTGCTGCCGAATTCCGCGTTCTTGGGCATCGGGCCCGAGAGCATGTTCAGGAAGCCGGGAGCCTGCTGCACCTTGGTGAACAGACCTGCGGAGAAAACTTTCGCAGCCAGTGGGCTGCCGATTGGGATGGAATTTGCTGCCATAGTGATTTACCTCAATTCACAACTTTGCGAAATACGCCGCTTGTTCGGCGGGCGACATGCTCTGCAGCTTTTGCGCGATCTGCGCTGCTGACAGGTTCTGTATTTCGTCGATTGCCGTTTCTTTCGGCGCGGCGCCTGCCGGGAACTGCTGCAGCGATGCGGGCATTTCGGAGTGCTGCTCCTTTGCCTTTGCCACAGCGGCTGCCTTGAGGTCTGCCGCGCCTGCCTTGGTAGTACCGAGGTCAATGGTCTTACCCGTGGAAGACTCCGCCATCTCGACAGCCTTGGCGAATCGCTCCGCCAGAGGCTTGTCTTTCCATGCCGCCTGCTGCTGCAGCAGTAAGTCGAACTGCGTAGCAACGTTGAACATGGCCGGATCATTGGCTTGGAAATGGGCCAGTTTGGGCACCGTATCGATTGCCTCCTGGATAGCTTCGCGCTGCTGGTTGGCCTGCCGCTCCTGCGCACTGGCGTACGCCTGCTGCATAGGGTCAACCTTGTTCGCGAACTGCTCTTCCAGGCTCTTGCCAACGCTTTGCAGCTTGGCCACCGCCTTGTAGACAGTCGGGAAGTCTTCTTTCAGCTCCATCAGCTCCGCGTCGGTCAGGTCGCCCGCCTTGTCCATCAACTCCGCTGCGCGCTCGGTGTCAGCATCACCGGGGGTACTGTTTTGCTTTGCGCGCAGCTGTTCAAGCTCGGTCTGTGCTTGCTGGTACTTGGCGTTGATCTCGTCGCGCTCGCGTTGCGCCGCTTGACGTTGTTCACGCTCACCAGCCAGGACAGTGAAGGGAAGAACGTGCTTGCCGTTTTTGGACTGAATGCCATCAGCGGTTTGCTCGTCGCCTTCGCCCTCGCCTGGGACGACTTCGGGTTTCTTTTCCTCTGCAGGGGCTGCAGTTGAATCCTTTGCAGGCTCAGTGCCCGTGGTGCCTTGGGCCGTGTCGTCCGGTTCTCCGGCCGACAGCTTCTCGTACAGCGCAAGTGCGTCTGTAGGGCTCAGGTTCTCAGGGATTTGGTCTGCTGTTGGATCTGCCATAACTCTCGGTTCTCCGTTTAACGCACTGGTGCGAATAGGCCTGCATTGAGGACGTAACCCTGTCCGGGGTATCAACTGGGCCAGTGAACCGAAATTTATTGAGAATTTCTTACTCGTATCGAGAAAAATTGAGCAAAACAAAACCGGCTGTGAGCCGGTTTGAGAGGAGATCAGTGGAGCATCTAGTGGGAGTCGAACCCAGCTCTGCGCAGCTTGGAAGGCTGGCGACACAACCCGTGTGCTTAGATGCGTGGTGGTGGGCCCAGAAGGAATCGAACCTTCATCGCCCGGTTCGTAGCCGGGGGTCCTATCCATTGAACGACAGGCCCATATTGGCGGAAGCACAAGGAGTCGAACCCTCACCCACTCTTCGCGGATGGCGACGGTTTTCAAGACCGTTTCCCGACCTTCGGGGCATGCTTCCAGTTGATGGCGGCCAGGCACTCCCAACCCTGCATTGCTGCTTGACCATCAGGAAACAAACCTAGTGACCTCCGTTTTGCCGCACTTCCCATGCCGCTGGTCAGGCGGCGAGTTCGGTGCAGTAGGCCGATACCACTCTGCGTGGCCGTTCCCGGCTAGGTTCGTTTCCTGATGCCCCTCGTAAGGGGCTTCAAGGCCTGTTCTGTTCCTACGCTATCAGGCTAGCGCGCCGTCCGATCTTCCGATCAAGCGGCCACTGCGAAGCCACCGTTGGCAGCCACAGCACCCTTGGCGGATGCGGAGGCCTTGGCGATGGCAGCAATAGCTGCTACAGACGAAGAAGCAAAAGCGTTTGCAGTTACTTGGTGTGCTTGGTTTCGCCTCGCGGCCGGGCTCCGCTTGCCCGAGTCGTAAATCTCCGCGTCCTCGCGCTGTCTAAACCAGGTCAGCCCCATCAAAGACCCCCTGGCCACTCCAGGACTTCGCGCTGCGGGTAACGAACCCGGGTCTTTGGTGGAGCTGGGCGGAATCGAACCGCCGTCCAGCACGCACCTACTTCAACCTCTCGGCAGCATCGCTGCTGCCTCACGACCATGAACGCTAACTGCAGGTGACGAACTTACCCACTCGCCGCGTGTCTGGTTGCAATGGCTGGACTTGAACCAGCGACCTTCGGGGTATGAACCCGCCGAGCTACCAACTGCTCCACATTGCAGAATCAAGATGCTCAAAAGATGGCTCACATACGGCAGTGTTTCCAACACGCAAGAAGAGCCCCCTGTTGCGGCGCCCACCCGCAACACCATCAATCGAGCAAGCCTCAATATTAAATTGATCTTTAATCACTTGGCAATACGCGCGGAGCGTAAATTGTTTCAGGCTGTGGCGTGGTGTTTACGACTGGCAGTTGCACTCCCATGCCTTGCGCCATGGCTTGCAGCTCCCGTACGGCTCGCGCCAGGTCGACCGCGAGCTTGCGGGCCTCCATCAGCGTCTTCTCCGAGTCAGCCTCCTTGGCGTTGATCTCCGCTGCCATCTTCGCCATGCTGAGCGTAGCTGCCTCCTGCTGCATTGCCTGCTGCGCTTGCTGGGCCTGTTGGTTCGCCTCCTGCTCCGCCTGCATCTGCTCGGGCGTCTTGACGCCTCCCACCGAGCGGATGCGATCGGCGATCTCATATTTGCGCGGGCTGTCCGTCTGCTCAAAGACGATGTCGGCCACAGCGGCCTGCATCTGCGGCGGCAGCGACTTGACCATCTCGGTCATCTGCTGCACCTGCTGCATCTTGAAGCTCGGGGTAGCCGGCACGTCGTCCAGAACCAGCACCGGGCGCACGCGCGTGGTGTCGTTCTCAATGATGGTCTGCCCAGTCGCTGGATCCACAACCCGGCGGTTGAACACAATCGTCTTCGCCTTGGCGCCCTGCCCGATCTTGACCCGCGTCTCCTTGCCCAGCATGTCCTGCAGGCGCATCTCAAAAAGCATTTGCCCAGCAATGCGGCGGGCGATGCGGTAGTTGTCGTTCAGGTCGGCCAGGCCATTGACACCCTGCTCCACGAGCGAGTTGATCGCAAAGCCGCTGGTCGCGCTGGAGTTCTGGCCCATCAGCGCCTTGTGCACGCCCGAGGCCTCAGGGATGCTCTGCTTGGCCTCCTGCAGCGCCTGGAACTGCTGCGCGGAGATGTCCGCGCCGCTGTCCACTTGAAACTGAGAGTTCGTGCCGCGGTCCTTCTTGAGGATGATGTAGGCGTCCTGACGCGAAACTTCGGCCGCTGCGGCCTCGTGGTCCTCTACCGCATCGGCGTCGGCGATCACCCGCTTGCTGTTCATGGCCCAGAGCATCTTGCTCTTGCGGGCGTTGACTTCGCGCTGGGGTGAGAGCATCACGCGAATGATCCCGTACGGCGCGCCCGATAGATCCTCGCGCTTGCCGAAGAACGGCACATACGGGAACAGGCGATGGTTGTACGGGCTCGGGGTGTCGTACAGCATGTGCGGGCCGACGTACCAGGCCAGGCGGACCTTCTGGAACACGGCCGGCTTCACCTGGGCGCCCTCCTCAACGATCAGGCGCTGGTGTTCCACGTTGTCGAAGTCGCACTCCACAACCGTGCCGGTTGGCAGCCGAAGCGTGTAGCCCTGCACCGCCTTGCGATACCACACCTCGGAGATCAGCACGCTGTTGTCTGCGCGGTTCACATACATGTGCTCGCTCAGCCTGGTGTCGCGGCTGATGTTGAAGTGCTGGATGAGGCCCGTGTTGCCGTTGTCAAGCAGCGGATCGTAGCCCTGCCAGTTGGTACCGCACTGGCGCAGCAAGTCGGCGAACATCGGGAACATGCCAATGGCGTCATCGAGCAGGATCCAGCGCCGGCGGATCAAGTAGCGCGCGTCGGAGAGGTCAGGCTCCTTGCTGCGCCAGTCCCAGTAGATCTCGCTGCGGTGCACGTAGCGTGCCATGTAGGCATTCTGGGCCAGGCCGTCGCGCTCGCGCCCGATGTACACCCACCCCAGCCCCGCCTTCACTTCGGCCGCATAGGCTTCGGAGGTGGCGCGATCCAGTCCGGACTCCGTCTCGTCACGCTTGACCAGCAGCGACAGGCCCTCGGCCATGTCATCGGTGCACACGTCATCGTCCTCGGGCCGCACCCGGAAGTCTGAGCGACTCTTGACCTCCATGCCCAGCACCGTGTCGACAGTGGGCTGGATCAGGTTGGTGATGACCTCGGGCTGACCTCGGTCCTGCAGCGTCTCCTTGTCCTCCTGGGACAGCTGGTGGTTGTCGTAGAAGTCGCAGCAGATATTGGCCTCGGTGCGCCACCCGCTCGGCTGCAGGGGCAGCTCCATCATCCAGCCCTCAATGATGCTGCGGTCAAGGGGCTTGTCCGCCAGCTCGGGGGCGACATCGCTCACGTTGTCGGTCGGGTCGGTCCCGAATTCGGCGGTGGTAGTGTTCATGCGCAAGGCCTGGTCAAAAATAGTCGCAGTTGCGCAGATTCTCAGGACGGGGGCTAACTCGTACCAGTCAAACCCAACTCGATCCACGACGCCGGCGCATCACCTGACCCGCTCCCTTGCGCGGGATGGTGATGGCATAGCGCAGCATCATGAAGGCGTAGCGCGTGGCCGCCATCAAGTCATCTTGCAGCTTGACTACCTTCCCGTCCTTGCGGTGGTACAGGCGGAACTCGTCAAACCAGTCGGCCAGATTGCTAAACACCTTGATCCGTAGCGGTTTGTCCTCACCCGTGTTAACGCGCTGCTGCTCGTAGCGCGCTGGGTCATTGGCGTAGAAGCCATCCAGCATGGCGATCAACCCGGCCTCGACCGAAGTTCTGCTGACGCGCCCTTGTCCGTCTGGTGAATGCCCTTCGGGGAACTTTGCGTTCTCGTGCAGCATGGCGACACCATGGGCGCGGTATTGCTCGGCCAACTGCTCACCAGAACCCTTCTCGTGCTGTAGGCCGTCATGTGGCCATGCCATCGGGATCCAGTCACCCTTGCTCTTGATGATGGGCGCCTGCTCAGCGGGAGTAGACTCGCGCACCCGCATGGCGTCGTACACATAGAGTGTGTTCTCGTCTCGGTCCCAGGCGAGCCAAGCGGCTGCGCTTGGGTGATCCCAACCAAAGTCCATGCCAGCGATACGCGGCCACAGGTCGGGAAGCGGGAATGGGTCAACCGATATGAGTGAGTCGGCAACAGGGAAGATTCGCCCGCTGCCCAGCGTTGGAATGCCCTTGGCTCGGGCCTCGCGCTCATGCTCGGGGTAGCTGGCAATGATCTCGGCCTTCTTCTCTGCCGTGTAGTGGCCCACATCGTCAATAGTCATGTTCACGTCCTTGCGCGCGGCCGTCGGGCTCTGCAGGAACAGGCGCACCACCTCTGACATACCCTTGAGGGGCGTGAACGTGATCCAGACAATCCCGCCGGTTGCATTGGTCCGTGTTAGCGTCTCGGTGTAGATGTCAAGCGGCGGCTCCTCATCCAGGGCTGCAAAGTCCAGGGTTTCGCCCTGCAGCTTGGAGCGCCCTTTTTCATAGCTCTTGAAATACAGGCGCGACAGCCCGCCAGACTTGTGACGCACTGCTACGCTGTCCACTGCGTCCGCAATGCCCTGGGCGCGCTTGGGTGTGCCAACGATTCGATCACCAGGAATGGTGCCCGTGCCCCACTCGCCAGGGCGACCGAGCACCAAGCGCTGCAGCGTATCGCGCGTGGACTCCATGGATTCGCCCAAGGCCCAACCAATCACCGCGCGATCCCAACGGCGCCCCTCCCACCATTCCGGGTAATCGCCCGTCAGGTGCATGGCTATCTCATAGGCGCTGCTCCAGGTCTTGCCCAACTGGTTGCCGGCTCGAAACAACCGCTCACGATAGTGCGCGCCCTCGTTGTGGAAATCGATCTGCCTGGGATATGGGGCATAGTCGTACAGCTTACGCCGGGCCTCGCGCCGGGCTTTCTCCTGCAGCAGCTCCAGCAGCTGGGCCTTCTGCTCACGCGTGAGCCCCGCCAGGTCAGGCTTTGCCGGCGGTGTACGCAGCGATTTGCTTGTCGAGCTCATCGTCTCCCAACTCCGTCACCTGCTTGACCTCGATGCGCTCCTTGAACATGCCCAGGTGCTTGCCGATGTCCACCAGAGCGGCGCGCTTGTCTGCCAGCTTGAACTTGACGCGCTTCACATCGCGGGCATCCTCGCCTCGTCCGTCGACAAAGTCCTCGACCGTCACCTCAGCGAGCGCGGCCGCTTGGTCACGCGTCAGGTTGGAAAAGTCCAGCACCGGGTCGCCGTCGTGCCCGATGCGCATGTAGTCGTGCATGTTGGCGAACCCGAGCTTTGCCAGCTCCTTGAGCACCATGTCCTGCGTGATCTCGGTGCGCTCGGACCGCTTGTCCTTTGCAGCCTGCACGGCGGCTGACACGCTAACATGCGCTAACAAACGGGCTGCCTGCTCGTTGGCCGTCTTGGGCGAGTAGCCCGCCCGAATGGCCGCCTGCGTCCCGTTGAGGTCCACAAGGTACTCGTCCACAAACCGCTGCTGCCTGGGCGTCAACGCCATCAATCCACCCTCAACTTTCCGTGTTCTACAAGCCACTGCGCAGCGATGATCCGCTGCTTGACCCAGGCCTGTGATATTCCCCACTCTGCCGATATTTCGGCACTCGTGCGCGTGCGGGCGGCCACCAGCAGCTCACGCATGCGCGCCTTTGTCCAGGCTACTCGCGGCTTTTTGGCAGCAGAGCCTGCCGGGCGCGTACCGCGTTGATCAATGCCTTCTTCTCGCCTGCACATTCCTTCGCGCTCCCCGTTACCTCCACCAATCGCTCGGTGACATCGTACAAATCGCCCGTCGTGAGAGGGTTGGCCAGCTGCTCGGGGCATTCCTGCATCAACCGTTCATCGACCGGTGGCGCCGAGACTAGCGTTGAGCGCTGCGCGCAGGCCGTCAGAGATGACAGGATCAGCAGGGCACATGGCAGCACCAGCGGCGACTGGCGCCTGGCTTGCAAGAAGTTTTGTCGTGGCATGGTTCGCCTTCTCCGCGTTGAGCATTGACTTGAGGCCCGAGGCCTCCGCTTTGGCCGCCTGGGTGGCAGCCTTGGCCTGGTCCAGGGCAGCGTTGTCCAGGACTGGGACAACCTTCTCTACCGTCTGCACCACGGTCTTGGTGACGACTTCAGCCTCTTTATGGCGTGCGGCCGACCACTTGTAGCCAAAGCCCAGGCCGGCAGTGAACACAATGGCCGCACCCACAATCAAGCCCACTATTTTTTCGATCAGTGACATACGGTCCGCCCCCACGATGAGTAAATGAGCTGGTGTTTCAGCAGGATCTTGGGCGAGTAGGTCTCGTTCTCGTGCTGGTTGGATGGCAGGATCCCCGGGTTGATGAACCCGGTAGCCTGCCACGACAGCGGATCCGGGGACCGGGCTTTGCGCCGATTGGTCCATCCCAGGCCGCCGTTGTAGCTGGACAGTGCGAAGTTCCACCGATCGCACTCTGTGTGTCCCTTGACACGGTCATACAGCCACCGGTCATACCAGACTCCGGCGCGAATAGACCATGTGGGATTCAAAGGCTCAACTGCACCCCAAGCAGCCGCCTCATTGGCCCACTTGGCCGTCGCTGGCATGAATTGCATGAGTCCAAGCGCGCCGGTCCGCGATACGGCCTGTGCGCGCCAAAGACTCTCCTGGTGGATCTGGCCGGCGATGGCCGGCACGGGCGCCGGGATGCCGAATCGGAACTGCGCCTCCCGCGTGAGCTGGGCGCGGTACTGCAGAGCGGCCGCCGGGATGGCCTGGGCCCAGCCTCCTACCCAAGCGGCGGCAAGGATGCCAGCAACCAGAAGTCGGGCGCTGTACCTCATCACTTCTACACCTTCCAATCGGGGTGATCAGTGCCATTCAGATCGGCCTTCGTGTCTTCTTCGCTCAGGACTGAGTGGGCCAGTTCGTCGCGCAGTCGAAAGCCCAGCAAGGGCCAGATTTGCGCAACGGCCTGGGCGCGGGCCTCGCGGCGGCCGGTTTCTGCACAGTGCTGCTTCGGATCGATAGCGCCATAGTTCACACCCACCAGCTTGGTGCCGTTCTTGAGCACAATGACAGCGATCGTTACGCGATCCAGGCCATCCACCAAGGGGCAGCCCTGCAAGGCCTTGTCCAGAGTAAAGCTGTATTCCGCACCAATCTCAGCCTCAACGTCCGCCAGCTTCACGCGCGGGCCAGTGGCTGCAACACCGAGTTTCTCCATTGCGGCACCAGATAAACGAGGCGTAGCTTTTTGCGCGTCACGCATTACATGCTCCAGCCCTTTTATTGCCAATCCAGTTAAAGCGTCGTGCTGTGCCAATGCCAAACCGGATTTCAACGATCGCTCCTCGGCATGCTCATGCACCGCAGCCTCCAACTCCTGCGCCGCTTTGAGTGCAGCAGCTGGTGAGCTATTTGTCGCCGCGTAGTTAACATGCACCCCGATAGAGCTATGGTCGTAGGAATGGCTGAGCAGCGTGCCGGCCGATGCTGTGCCATCCTGCACATCAGCGCGGTTTGCGGCCTCCAGTAAGGCCCGGCCGACGTATTCATGTAAAGGGGTGGATTTGTGCTGGGAGCTCACCACTACCGTAAGGGTGACTGCCAGACGGCGGGCGATTTTGGATTCAGGAATATGGAAAGTTGAACTGCTCATAAAAACTCCAGTCATCCAGCAGCCGGCTGGCGCGGTATGAATAGTTGCCCCCTGGCTGGGGCGCACAGATCACTATCTGGCACCGTTCTCAACTACCGTGTGAACCCTGTTGCGTGGGTCAGGAGCGGTGCAAGGGGGCGAGCCCTCGCGTACGCACGGCTACATCCGCCTCAGGAATTGGGTTGAATATTTCGGCACGCGCCGGAGCAGTGGCAGGCATTTCCGTTGGGGCACGCCTTGATGTTGGGAACAAAACCTACGGGCAGTAGGTTGGGCATGGCTAGAGGCCGAGGCATCCGCCCAGAACCACCGCAGCGATGACAATTGCGGCTGGTAAGGCCGAGGGATCTTTCATCCCGCGAGAGTCCCGTCCCACGGCATTGCTGGCAATCCAGTAGCCCACCCAGGCGAACATCGTTACGTGCCCCGCCTTGTAGAGGACCGTCTGCGCGGCGGGCAGCTCGCTGCCCACCAGCCAGGCCAATGTGTACAAGGCCAAACCCAGGCACAACCACTGCGCCATCTTCAATTTCTCTTTGATCTGCATCTTCGACACCACCAGAGTTAATGTGCTTGCTGCCAAGATCGCGGCTGCGATCCACCGTTTGTCTTTGTCCATCGGATTGCTCCAGTTCAACAACCAGGTGCTTGAGACTTACCGCCTGGTCCAATGCGCGCTCATAGGCACGCTGCGCCATCTGCATTGCTGTTAGAGACCCATTAGCTCCGGCCGCCAGTTGCTCTTGATTGCCCAGCGCGCGCCGCGCGGCAATGTCGGCGCAAATTTCAGCCTCAATGCCATCGGGCATGAACACGCCAACCGGGATCTCAACCTCTGCACATTTCATTGAACATCCTTTGCAACTCGTGCCCGGTGATGGCGTTGGACTCCCAGATCAGCCAACCCGCCTTCCTGTTGCGCCGCTTGCGGACAATCAGGCGCTTCTTGGAAAGAACACAAAGCGCATCCTCTACCTGCTTGCGCTTGAGCCCGGTGGCGGCGGCGATGTCTCTGCCCATCACCTCCACCCCGGCACCCGCGCGGATCACATCGAGGATGCGCTTCTGGTTCGTCATTCATCAAGACCCGGGGCCTCATACGCATTGACGCCGAAGTATTCGCACAGCACTTCACGCGCCTGCTCAGCTGATCGACAGAGCGCATGCGCCCAGCCTTGCGAGGTGAAGTGGTCACGCCACTCCACCTGCTCGGGTGACTCGCGCCCCGTGGCCGTTTTCATCTCAATGACAAGTCCGGCAACTGCACCCACACGCACCGACAGATGCAGATCCGGGAATCCAGGTTTTGTACCGAGGGCCTTCATCTGGGCCCCTGTAAAGGCATCACGCTTGCCCCCGTTGGGCGAGTGATGCAGCCAACGCAGCCCCGGCATCAATTGCCGGACTGCCTGCTTGTGCGACCAACGAACCAGGCGTGCCTGCTCGGCCTCCTCGCTTCGATTGATCGTTCTTGAACGGTTTGCGGTCATGTCATGATTTTAAATCAACATGATCAAATCTCACGCAATGATGCAATGTGTTGCAAGTAGACCAAAAGCCACTTCCACGGACTTCCCCAGCGGCTCCACGGCTGAAAATTTCGCAAGAATGTTGATTTATAAGGTATTTATTGGATTTTTCCCCGATTCCACAAATTCCCCAGCGTTTTAGATCATCAGGCCCTGACTGCCTAATAATTAATCAACTTTTTAGGAAGGGTGTAGGTAGGAGAATTTGGGGAAGTAGGTGTAGGTATATATATTTATATATATTTTTCAATATCTTAACTATAGATAGCAGTTCCCCAGCACTTCTACGGAGCTCGGGGAACTCGGAGAATTCAAGCTCCAAGAATGTTTGCGACCGCTCACATTACAGGTCAGGGTAAACCCTGGCAGATTGGTTGAACTTTAATCACACAACGGTGAACATTTCTGTATGATTGAGCCCAGATCAACTGCAAAGAATGATCTTTGATAAACACCTGCAATGACGGGTGATCAACTTCAACAGAGGTAACACATGCAATTCGTGAACATTCACGGGAGGCCGGTTTCGACCGTGCCCACCCAGAAATCACCGGTCTCAAAGAAAGAGGCACCGAAGACTTTTCACAAAGGCTGGAAGGTGCTGGGCGTGCACCCCGACCGCGTGAAAGAGGCGCAGGCCGTGCACGAAGCCGGGCAAAAGCGCGCATCCACCGAGGGGTACAAGCCGTTCAACCAATCGGAGTGGCTGCGGCAGGCGACCTTGAAGCCGGTGCAGTCCAAGCCCATGGCGACACCCGAGGGCGCCGGTCACCTGGCCGAACTGGCGCGCTCGATTGGCTGGCTCAACGTGGTGGTGAAAGAGGTATCGAAGGGAAGGGAAGAGTAATGGCGCGCGCCCTCCTCCAATTCTCATCATGCCTGGCGCTCGCAGCGCTGTGCGTGGCCGCCTATGTGCAGGTCATGCACCTGGCCCAGGCGGGCATCAGCGACTTTGTCGTGATCCCGCTCACCCTGGCTATCTCCGCCCTCTTCGTCGCCTGTGGCACAGGCGCTGTCTTCGCATGGGAGCCTGAACATGTCCACGGCTGAACTTCAATCTTCATCATCCACCACCGACCAATCCACGAAGCCCAAGCAGCTGACGGCTGAGCAGAAGGACCAGCTACAGGGAGCGCAGGAGGCGCTCCGTGGAGCCCCCTTCCCGCCAACCGATGGATCTGCTATCACGCTTACGCTGCAGGCGCGCGGTGAGCGCTTCGCTAGGCAGGTCACCGATGCCGCGAAAGATCTGGGTTTCCATGATCTGAAGGATCACTTCGCGATGGGGTTCAAGAATCACGACACCGATAAGACGCTGGCATACATCAGCAACAGCATGGGGCACGGGTTCCCTGGCCCACATCGATCAGCCACGGTCTACATCGAGCCGGAAAAACATGTGATGGAGTTCGCGACCGCGGGTACTTGCTTCATCGGAATGATTCAGAAGCTGGCCAAAGAGCTCTCGGCGGACATCATTGGACCCGAGGGGCTCGTCCTGAGCCAGGATGAACTGCAGTCGTTGGGCGAGCAGGTCAACGCGCGCATCCTCAAAAAGCTTAAGGAAGACCGCGATGCTCGCACCACGGTGATGCCCGACGGTGAGGTCCGCGTGCACGACGGCCTGTCATTCACCTACGATATCTTGGACAAGCGCGGGAACTGGGACCGCACAGTCTTCTTCGACGCCCCAATGGCGCTCGTAAGCGAGGGGCGCGCCTTGGGCATGGCTATGGCTGCGGAGCTTATCAAGTACCACAGGACTCACAAGCGCGGTTTCATCTGGTTTAGCCGAGTGCTTGAGGCCGCATTTGAAGCCAAGCGCAAGAGCCCGCGCACGAAGTACAACAAGCCGTGTGTAGGAAATGTGGTGGATGGCTTTCTGGATGGCATCGACACCCTAATCATGGTCGGCGGCAGGTTCGCCAACCCCGAGTGGTTTGAAGCCCGTATTGCCCAATCGGAAGAAAACCATGCGGAGGTGCTCGCCGAGAAGGCCGAGTTCGCCGAACGCATGCGCGACGCCCGGGCGGCAGCCGCGGCCAAGCGATCAGCGGCCGCGCAGGGAGGGTCATCGAAATGAGCGCCGTAGCAATCTCCCTCCCCTCCGACCACCTGGGCCTGCACCAGCAGGCGCCTTACGGCTCCCAGATCCTGCAGGCTGGCGGCGATCTGCGCTATCCGGAGATCGTCACCGGCGATGTGCTGCAGATCGACTTCGACGTCAAATCCATCAAGCACGACGGCCTGTACTTGATCGTCATCCGCAGCAAGGATGGCGCGCCGTGGCGCTGCGCACGCCGCTTCATGCGCGTGCCGAGCTTCTCCAGCGCGGGCATCGCCATCCACGGCCAGGACGTGGCCGCCGAAGGCTGGGCGCCCGTGCCCGATGAACTCATGAGCCGCATTGAAGTCTTCGGGGCGATCCGTGAGGTCTTCAAGCCCGTCAGCAAGCTGGGGAGGTAGCGCGATGTCAGTACCACTCCCACCCAACACCCATGTCTGCGATTACATGCGCTGCTCCGTGGCTGTTCTGTACGACTACCTGCTGGGAGCAGGCGACGAAGTCCCAACGCTTCGCAAGCTTTCAATCTCCAAGCTGGCAATGATGCTGCGCGACGAGATTGATGCAGCCAAGCGCGAGTCGCCCTCGTTCGCCGCCCAGCAGGACCAGAAATTCCAGGCCCTCAAGACCAAGCTGCTCAAGAAGCCGCGCAAGAACTCCCCCCTCTACAAGGAAATCAATCATGGATAGGCCCACCACCCCTACCCCCAACATCATCGAGCTCGCGCTGAAGCACGGCGCATCCAGCTACCGCAATCGCGCGGACACCGCCCACCCGGCATACGGCTTCACCGAGCGAGGCCTGGTGCAGTTTGCGGAGGCGCTGCTTACGGGGCGCCATTGCCCTGATACCGCCGTGAAGCCGGCGAACCTGCAGGCCTTCGACGCAGCGGAATTCCTGGCCACCCCCAAGGATTGCACCGACTACCTGCGCGAGTTCATCAATAAGGAGGACGAGCAGCTGGTCGGCGGCGCGGTCGACGATGTGGTGCGCGCCCTGCAGCGCTTTGCGACCCCTTTTGCGGAGGTGCAGGCCGAGCCCGCCCCCAAGGAAGCACCATGAAAATCATCACTCCTGGCGTATTGCCAAAAGACAAAACATATCGCACAACCTGTAAACACTGCGGCTGCGTTTTCGAGTTCAAGCGCGAGGATGGCTCGTACACGAGCAATCAGCGCGATGGCGAATCGCTTGTAGTGGAGTGCCCAACATTGGGGTGCGGGAAAGAATTCTGGGTGACGCCATGACCGACAAGACAGAAGCACAGCCCGAAGCGCTGCGAGTGCGCAAATACGTCGCCCGTCGAAGCACTTCAAGAGGCCTAGATCGGGAGCACATACACGGCTTCGATATTGGAGACGAGGCAGAAGCACTGCTGCTGACCTCTGACCTTGAGGCCATCCTTGGACGCATCGCCTTCCTGGAGGCCCAGCTATCAGCGCGGCAGGCTGCGCCGGATGGGCAATGGAAGTGCGGCAACGAGTACTTGCCTTACCACCCTAGTGCCTCGCACGTTCACCCGGCATATCGCGACGGCTGGAATGACTGCTATCGGGCCGCCCCTCCCCCACCTGAGCGGGAGCCACTGAGCGAGCTGCAGAAGCAGGCGCTCGATATGTACAAGCCGCCATTCCAGTTCCACCACGGCTACATCTTCGACAGTGCCGGGCACATGTTCGCCGATGAAGGCCGGCCCGATGAAGCGGCCAGCCTGATAGCCGTGCGGATTCGCGGTTGGGGCCGCCTGGGCAAGCTGAGCAACGGGGCCGAAGTCCAGGACGCTGCGGGCCATCTGGCGGTGGCCGCCCTCAATGCCTTTTGGAAGCAGCACGCAATAGGAGCCAAAAATGATTAAACAAATCCAAATCACCGACGCCCAGATCGACGAGATCTTCAACGCCATGCCCGATGGCCCTGCCGGATTCTTGAAGTCCTGGGGCTACCGCCAGTTTGCCCACCAGCTGCTCGCACTGCGCGCCATGCCTGCCTGGGAGCCAGCATTCGACATCATGGTCCCTGAGCAAGAGGAACTGGTAATGCAGTTCTGCATGGAAATCGCAGGTCCCAAAGGAAAGCCCGGCCGCCCTCCCGATCCGGTACGCCTACTTGAGATGGCTCAGGCGCTGTACCAGGTTGAGCGGCAAGCTGCTGTAAAGCTCCCCCAATCGGGTGAGCTTGTAGATGTGGTGAAGCCCTCAGCCTCATGACCCAGTTCTACACCACCACCGAAGTGGCCGAGCGCGAGGGCCTGAGCCGCTTTGCTGTACTGCACATGTGCCGGCGCGGGACCATTACCCCAGCCAAGATGGTCGCCGGTCGCTGGTTGATCCAGGCCGGCTACCTCTTCACTTATCGGCCACCGGGGCGGCCTAAAAACCCCGGCCCCGCTTCGCCAATGCCCTAGCCTTATGAGAAGATGCGCTCACAGCAACATGGAGCGCATCTTGAGTACAACTTCTAAGTCCAGTGAATTTGGGTACTACCCATTTCCAATAGATCTAAAGGGCGATAGATTTTCAATTGAAACGCTCCCGAATTTAGATGGAGCAATCCACTCTGTAAAAGCTCATAAAAATACTTTTGGCAGCTGGATCTATTCTGGGCCACGCGTGCGGCAAGTAAGCAAAGATGTGACGGCGGAGTTGCCTTACCCTCAGCGGATATTCGGACTCCCCAAAACCCACCGGCTGACGATTCAAACAGACGACGATGAGGCGATGTCGTTTGTTGTGTGGTGCCTATCATTTTTTCTAGGCATGGAACTTACGACAACGGAAGCGGGCTATCTCGACGGCGCTCCGATTGAACCAGGACACTTGACAGACTTCGTCATCAACGACGACCCGGGGAGAGTTGTTGATATAGCGCTCAATATCCTCGCTGCAGAGGGCGAGAATTCAGAAGTGCCTGCTAGGTACGCTGCAGTGATCCAAGCGTTAATTCTCTCCAAATATCATCAGTATCTTCCGTTTGAAAGATTTCACTATGCGTATGTTGCTATTGATGGCTGCTACCGATTTCAGGCAAAACGGGTAAATTTGAGGCGCGATATACCTCACGGCCAACGAATAATGTGGGTGTGCAACGAATTATCAGTACCAGTTCCATCTTGGGCAGATCCGACTTCCGCCAATAATATTGCCAGCGAAAGAAATCTAGCAGTCCATGAGGCATTATTCTTTGGAGGCCCTCTGGGCTACAAAACTATCAGCCAGAGTCCAAAGTGGTCAGCAGAGGGGAATGTGATCGAGCAAATGCAAGCCCTGGTCTGCCGGCTACTAGTGGCACTATTCGGCTTTGGCCACACGGTGTACGCCGGAAGCTCCGCCACATCTAGACAAAACCAGCTTCTGAGTCTTGCATAAAAAAACCCGCCACAAAGGACGGGTGTGCAATTCAACAGAGCAACACTAGGTTGCTACGTAGCATTCTACAAGGCTATTCTCAATCGTCTTAGAAATAAGCTTGGACTGCACGGCGGTATCCACCAGCTCGTCCAGCTCCTTGGCCTTGCACTTCATCAGCTTGAGCAGCTTGGATCGAGGCATGAAACCCTGCGCCATCAGCGCGCTCTGCCCGTCAGCAGCGCTGGTGAGCTTGCGCACCTTCTGGATGTAGCCCAGCATGCGCTGCAACTGCTCGTCGAACTGGCTGACCGTACGCGACCTGGTCACCGCATCCAGTAGGCGTGAGTCGTAGTACTGCACATACTCGATGGCCCACTTGAGGTGTTGGGGCGTGATGACGGTGTTCTGCGCCCTCTCCGCCTTGCACGCGATCATGGCCAGGCGCAGCGACTTCTCCAGCGTGCGGCCGAGCAGCACATCAACTCCCTCGTGCTCAAACTTGTCCTTCCAGCCGTTGAGCTTACGCTCGAAGGCCTGGATCAGCGGCAAGCAGGCATCGTCGAAGACCAGCGGGATGGTGTTCGGCTTCACATCCGGCCCGCAGACTCCCGCCAGGTCGCCGAAGGCCTGCCCCGTGATGTGCACCAGCTTGCACCACTCGGTGATGTGAAATGGCACATCTGCCGCGCGGCTGTTGAGGTTGATCAGTTGCCGGGGGCGGGTTGACTCAACCACGATGCAGCGCCCCAGAAAGCCATCCTTGATCAGATCATCGGTCAGGTTGCTGTAGAAGGTGTTGCCGGTGGTGGCTCCCAGCAGTGTGATGCCCGGGTTGTAAACCACGCGGGCCTGCACCTGCTGGTCCTGGCGCAGTGTCATCTGCGAATAGGTAGGCGGGCGCATCACGCCGTTGACCCGCCCATACGCCTCCACCAACTTGTCGATCGCCGCTTCGCCGTTGCTGTTCCCCTTTGCCCGAGACAGCTTGAGCATCTTGCCGATCTCGTCGATGCACGCCAAGTGCGCGGGCGCCTGCAGCAGCTGAGAGAAGACGGCGCCGGCCGATGTGTATCCAGATCCGCCGATCAGCTCAGGCAACCCGGCTTCGGTCAGGATCTGCTGCACAGCCGACTGTGGGTGCTCCTTGCCCTCGGTGGACTTGGCCACCATGATGAAGTACAGCGATGTGAAGTTGTTGAACTGGGACACGTAGGTTCGTGCCATCACCACGCTGCCTAGCGCGATGGCGGCGGCCACGGCAAGCTCAGGCTGCTCTTTGGGCGCTGTTGCAGCGATCCAGCGCGCAATCTCGCCCAGCATGCCGGGCGGGTTGATGACGAACGGGGGCAGCGCGGGCGCCGCCTCCTCGCTGGTGGTGGGTGGCAGCAGTATGCGGTCCGCCGCCACCGGCGGTGATGATGAAATGTCCGGAGCTGGCGGAATGTCTGGAGCTGCAACGGCTTGAGGCGGCGGCTCTTGCCGGCTGTCGCCGGCCGGCGCCGGCGCGACACCGCCTGTGGCGCCGAAGCCATCCGGCACTACGAAGTCAGGTAGGCCATCCACAGGCACCAGCTCGGCCAGCGCGTCCACTGCGCGCACAAATGGCACCTGGTGCGTGTTCATCACCAGGTCGATGGCGGTCATGCCATAGTTGCCGCCAAAGTCGAAGATGCCGTTCGGATTGACGCCCACATTCGGATTTTCCGCTTTCCGCCAAGTAGCGATGCAGCGGTAGCCGTCTCCGTGGTGGCGCGATGTGGGGATGAGGCGCGGCACCCAGAGATCCAGGTTCGCAAGAGCCTGCTGGTTCAGGCGGCTGTAGAACTCTGCGGCAGCCGACTGGTTGGTGTTGATGCGGTCGGTGCTGTCCTTGGGCTTTGTGACCTTGCGGCTCTGATACTTCGTGTCCGCCTCGGTCTGATATGGCGCGATGGTGGCCTGCACTCGCTGCAAAAAGCCTTCGGGCAGCAAGGGAAGATCTTCAACCTGGTATTCCTCCAGCATGTCCTCCGTCAGGTACACATAGGTGTGCCCTTCGGGATGGCGCGTGCCAGGCATCAGGGTTTGACGACCGTCCGATAACACATCCAGCACGCGTGCGCCGCCGATGTTGAAGCTGCAGGATGGCTCGCCGTTGTACCGGAAAAAAGCGGTATACCCCTTGGCGCCCCGCTTCTTCACTGGAGTCCAAGGAATTATGAGCTCCAACGCATCTGTGCCATCGGTGTTGTAGTCTCGATCGAGCGCAACGACGCCAGACTGCTTGCCGCATAGCAGTCCAATGCCAGCATCCGGCCAGGTGTCCCAAGTCTCCAGCTCAATGTCGGTGGGCATGCGATCAAAGTATCGCTCCCAATCGTTCATGCCGCGCCACCCCTCGACGGAGGAATAGGCGCCCGGGCGCTTCGTGCCAGGTGCGATGGGAATGACGCAGTATCCGCGCTCTATGTAGACATAGGCGCGGGACTTGAATGGTGAATTCATGCGGTGGCGGCCCCCACGGTGACAAAGTGCCCCGATTTCTTTTGCGAAATGAGCCGATCAACCGAGCGCTTCAGATCGATGGCCGTGCAGCTGTCCAGCTGTTCAACGTGGACTTCGATTGCCACCCTAACCGTTTTCGCCTCCTCGCTCGAATAGGCAAACACCCCCTCGGAAAGGCAGCGCTCGCACATGGCCTTGTGCGCGTCGTACGCCTGCAGAAGCTCCGGCCGCCAATCCCGCCCGAGACGCTTCTGCTGCGCCAAGTCGCACGCGACGCTGATGGTCTGAGACACGTACTCGGCCTGCTGCCTACATCCGCCGCCCTGCTCTAAGGCAAGGAAGTGCTCCCATATCTGGATCTTGAAACCGGCAAAGCTGGTGTCCGGTGTGCTCTCCAGCTTGCGGTTGCGCTGGTTCACGATGTCCCAGGGCATCACCCTGGGGGTGATCTTCTTGCGTGCAGTGCCCTTACGCATCGGCGCCACCTTGTACTTGGTCGGGGCGCACGATTGCCAGGGGCAGACCTGCAGCAATGGCAACGGTCCGGGCATGCTCTTCGGGTATCGAGTGACTCCACTTGTGCACGGCCTGCGGGGTGATGCCGCACTTCTCAGCGACGGCCCCGGTGCCCCCCGCCATCACCACTACGCCGCGCACTGAGAAGCCTACTGGAGCCGACTCGTTCCTGGTCTTGATTGAGTTTTGCAAAATTCCATCCCCAAATAAATTGAACTTTAATCAATTCTAGAGATAGTTGCGGACGCGCACAAGGCTTTAACCGAGTTGATTAAAGTTTATTTTTTACTTAAGCTATACCTATGTCGGACAGGCGGGCAGTGATCTGCGCGCGTCCTGAAACCATTCATAGTTGCGTACGGAGTCTGAACCCCATGAAATCGATACTTGCACAGCGCATACAAGCCGCGCGTGAAGCTATGTTCCCAGCGGTCAATCAAAAAGACATCGCCGCAAAGCTGGGCAAATCGCCCTCTGCAGTCTCCCTGTGGGAATCGGGCAAGAATGAGCCGAGACCCGCTGAAATCGTCGCCCTAGCCAAGACATTTGGTGTTTCTGTTGGTTGGCTCATGGGAGCAGATGAGACGAATAATACTGTACAGGCATCCAGTAGTCAAGGAACCCCAGTGGTGTCCATTGACGCCCTAAAGACATGGGATTTGCAGGCGCCCGAAGAGTACGTTTACACGTCCCGAGACTATCCAGTAGGCACAGCAGTAGGATTCAAAAACAATAGCAGCGCACTGCCATCTGTTGCGCCTATGGGGGCAATCTGCATAGTCTCCCGAGCGCACCCCCCAACGAACGGGACCCCGGTAGTTGCAATGGTTGATGGCGATCTTTTACTGCGCCGAATAGTGCAGGACGGTGGTCAAACGTTGCTGCTTTCCGACGATCCCAGATTCGCATCCGTACCACTGGATAAAGCGACAGTGATTGGTCGCATCGTCGAAGTCATACAGCGCACAACGCTCTGACCCTCACGGCCCGAACTTACGGGCCGTTACTTTTTACAGATACGTACTTCTACGTACGAGAAAGTTCTTGAACCTTAATCAACTTCGATCTATGATCTAGTCATCGAATGAGTTTTAATCAACTTGATCGATGGCAATTCAACACGTAGATCGGAGAACAAATTGAACAAGGAAAAAATCTCATCATTGGCGGAGCGATTGCTCCATGCTAAGGCCGCAGAGGATGCGGCCACCAAGGACCGCAAGGCCGTCGAGGCCGAGCTGGTCCAAGAGGTCGGAATTCAGAAGGCCAACGGTTCCAAGACCACTGCGTTCGACGCGTTCAAGGTGACCATCACCACTGCGCAGAACGTTAAGCTCGACTGGGATAAGTACGACGAGATGGTCGACGACATCCCTACCGAGTTTCGCCCTGTCAAGGCCAAGCGCGAAGTCGACGAAAAAGGCGTCAACTGGCTGCGTGAGCACAAGCCTGAGATCTACGCCAAGCTGCCGCTCACCATCACGGATCGCACGCCTACAGCCAAAGTGGAGCGTGTGTAATGCAGAAAGTCATCATCACCATCGAGAGAGCACCCAATGGCCAGGATGTGGTGAAGATCTCTGCAGACTACCAGGGCGCTGCCGCCCTTGATGAGGGCAACCCTGCCCACCAGATCGCCGCGCTGCTGATGCAGACCGCAGTGAGCCTCACAGGCCTCGAAACCGCTGTAATCGACAGTGACTCTTCGGGCCCCAACCAAACTATCCTTTTGAAAGCTGCATAACCATGGCATTTGACCTTTCATCCATCAGCCGCGGCCGCCGTGCGCGCCCGCCCAAGATCGTCGTCTACGGCCCGCCGAAGATCGGCAAGTCCACCTTTGCGGCATCCGCCCCCGGCGCGATCGGCATCATCACCGAGGAAGGCCTGGACAACATCGACGTGCCGGCCTTCCCCAAGGCTACGCATTACAGCCAGGTTGAAGAGGCCATCAACACCCTGTTGACCTCGGACCACCCGTACAACACCGTGTTCGTCGACTCGCTCGATTGGCTGGAGCCGCTGATCCACGGAGCCATATGCGAGCGCGGCGGAGTCAAAAACATCGAAGACTTCGGTTACGGCAAGGGCTACGTTATGTCCGACGACAAGTGGCGCGAGTTCTTTGCCAAGCTGGACGAGTTGCGCGATAAGCGCAATATGGCCATTGTGTGCATTGCACATGAGCGCATCAGCAAGATCAAAAATCCGCTGCTGGCGGATGACTACGACGCGTACGCGCTCAAGCTGGAGAAGCGCGCCCTCGGCATCGTCAACGAATGGGCTGACATCATCGCTTTTGCCGCTCATGAAACGATGACGCGCAACGTGGCCCAGAACCAGCAGCAGCAAAAGGACATCAAGGCGGTGAGCACCGGCCGCCGCATGCTGTACCTGAACCCGCACCCTGCCTACGTGGCAGGCAATCGCTACAGCCTCCCCGACTGCGAGCTCAACTGGTCGCAGTTCCAGGGGTTGCTCAACAATGCTCTGGCCCCGAAAGATTCTCAGAACGCAGCCGCATAACCGTTTTCGCTCGCCCTTAAACTTGAGTTTTAATCAACTCCCCATTCAATTTTTTGGAAATTCATCATGACTAATTTTGCAGACCTCAATTTCAAAGCCGACGAAGTAAAAGACGACTTTGCCATCCTCCCTCCTGGCGCCTATATCGCCATCATTACCTCATCGGAGCAGAAGGTGAACAAAGCCGGTACGGGCAAGTACCTGGCAGTCGTCTACGAGGTGATCGATGGCCCGGCCAAGGGGCGCAAGATTTTCTCGAACCTCAACCTCTGGAACGCCAGCGAAGCGGCGTGCAAGATCGCCAAGATCGAGCTGTCCAAGATCTGCAAGGCCCTGGGCATCAACGCTCCTCGCGACAGCAGCGAGCTGCACAACAAAGCCATGAAGTTGATGGTCGAGGTGACCATGGGCCAAGACAAGCAGGGCAACGCCCGCGAAGAAAACAAGATCAAGGAATGGCACCCAGCCACCGGGGGCGCTCCCGCCCTCGCCACCAGCGCGGCGCCCGCACCCGCCAATCAGGCCCAGGCACCCGCCGCCTGGAATCAGCCCGCCACTGGCGCCGTTGCCTGGGCAGCGCCTGGCTCGCAATAAGTCTCCTCGCTAGAACAAGGCCCGTCCAAAGAGGCGGGCCGGTCTTAACTTCAACAGAGTTTCAACATGGTAGATATTGCTGACGCTACGTCGCCGGTGGTTGCGGCCATTGCCAAGGTCTACGAGGACCGCGAGGGAGCCCAGCCTCCTCGCACCTACCTCGGCGCCTCGATCATCGGCAAAGAGTGCGCGCGCGCGCTCTGGTACGACTTCCGCTGGGCCAGGCGCGAAAAGTTCGACGGCCGCATGCTGCGGCTTTTCCAAACCGGTCACCTCGCCGAACCACGGTTTGTGCAAGACCTGCGGGACATCGGTTGCGAGGTTCTCGACTGCGACCCGGCCACCGGCCGCCAGTTTGCTCACGCCGACCACAGCGGTCACATGGGTGGGCACATGGACGGCAAGGGCCGGTACATCCCGGGCGGCGGCCAGAAGTGGCACGTTCTGGAGTTCAAAACCCACTCCGCGAAGTCATTCAAGGAATTGCTCGCTAAGGGGGTCGCGCTGGCCAAACCCCAGCACTACGCGCAGATGCAGTGGTACATGGGCAAAGAGGGCCTTGACCGCGCGCTGTACCTGGCCGTGAACAAGGATACGGAAGAGCTTTACGCCGAGCGCATCTCGTTCGACTTTGAGTACTTCACCAAGCTGCAGGCCAAGGCCGAGCGCATCATTTTCGGCACAGAGCCACCCGCCAAGATCGCTACCGACATCCACGCGTTCGCTTGCAAGTTTTGCGTGCACAAGGATGTATGCCACGCTGACCAGGTCCCCGAGCTCTCATGCCGCACCTGCGTGCACTCCACCGCCGAGCGTGAGGGCAATGGCCGGTGGTCCTGCGCAATCGCACCAGGCGGCCGGCAAAGCGAGATCCCGGTCACCTTCCAGCGAACCGGATGCGGGCAGCACCTTCCGCTCCCGTTCTTGGTCACCTACGCCAAACCGGTTGACGCCGGCGCCGGCTGGATCGAGTTTCAGCGCAAGGACCGGCCGGAGATCCACTTCTGCGTCGTGGCCGAAGGCGTGGCGCCTGATGGCGTGCGCGCCGGTACGCCGGCCTATCTGTCCCGCGAGCTGTCCGCGCTCAAGGACTACCGCGCCCTCGGTGCACCCGAGCTCGAAAAATACCGCGCCCAATTTCCGGGTGCAGAAATTGTGGGGTAAGCCATGAACATCAAATTCTCAGGTACGGGCATGGTCTTCTTGTCGCACTACATGGCGACCCAAGACATTCGCTATTATCTCAACGGCATTTTTTTGCAGCCGCTCACCGCGCGCCAGGGTAGCGGCGTGATCGGAGTCGCCACCAACGGGCATATCCTCGGGTTGTGGCATGACCAACAAGGCGAGCTCGATCGAGAGGTCATCCTCCACGTTACCAAGCCACTCTTGTCTGCGTTGGGGAAGAGCGACAAGGGCCTGCCAAGGTCCCTCCGCGTTATCGATGGACGCCTGGCGTGCCTCACGGCCGAAGACGGCGAGGTATACATCCAGCCCAATCCGCATACCCCGATCACTGGGGGGAGGATGCCATGGGAGATTGAGGGAAAGTTCCCAGAGTTCTTTCGCGTGGTTAAACGTGCGGACAAGTTCGCGGATGCCCCCGGACCAGTAGATCCCGTTGATGCGCGCTACCTGGAGTTGCTCAATCGGTCGGTTGTCGGAGCCTCGCGCGCGCCCAACGGCATCGAGCTGCGACAGCCCGCTCCTAACTCTGAGATCTACGCTCGCTTTTGCGCAAAGGATGAGGCTTTTGCGGTAGTGATGCCTATGCGCTGGGGCACGAGCGATGTGCCGAAGTGGCTGCGTCAGATCCTCAAGGCGGCGGAGGCTCAAGGATGATCGAACTACGCCCCTACCAACAGGAGGCGGTGAAGGCCGTCTTCGACTTCTTCCAGACCTGCCCTGGCAATCCCTTAATCGAGCTGCCGACCGGCAGTGGCAAGAGCCTCGCCATGGCGAGTACTATCAAGCAGGCCATCGCCATCTACCCGCCGACCAACATCTTGTTGCTCACCCACGTCAAGGAGCTGATTGAGCAGGACTTTGCGGCGATCGTTAAATACTGGCCAGAAGCCCCAATCGGTATTTGGTCGGCCGGCGTTGGTATCAAGAAACAGGCGCAGATTACCGTTGCGGGGATCCAGTCGATCCACAAGCACCCCGCCCGCTTCGGCAACACGCACCTGGTGCTGGTAGATGAATGCCACCTGATCCCAGCCAAGACCGATACCACTTACCAACGCTTTATCACTGCGCTGCGGGCCCATAACCCGAACCTCAAGGTCATCGGCTTTACGGCGACCCCCTACCGGACCGACTCGGGCCTGTTGACCGAGGGTGACAACGCCATATTCACCGACATCGCGTACAGCGCCAACGTGGGCGACTTGATCCAACAAGGCTATCTCTGCCCCTTGGTGGCAAAGAATGGCGTGACGAAGGCGGATCTGTCTGGTGTGGGCACACGCGGCGGGGAGTTCATCACCGGAGCGCTGCAGGACGCGATGAACAAGGATGCGCTGATCGAAGGCGCGTTCGATGAGGTCGCGCTTTACGCATCCGATCGCAACCACATCCTGGGCTTTTGCACTGGGGTGGAACACGCGCGGCGCTGTGCTGAGCTGGCGAACGGACGCGGCTGGACCGCTGACTATGTGGATGGCTCGATGAGCAAGACTGAGCGCAAGTCGAAGATCGACGCCTTCACATCCGGCGCTATCCGATTCCTGTTCAACGCCAACATCCTGACCACCGGCTTTGATGCGCCGATGATCGATTGCCTGGTCATGCTGCGTCCCACCAAGAGCACTGGCCTGTATGTCCAGATCATGGGTCGTGGGCTTCGCAAGCACCCCAGCAAGTCCGACACCTTGGTACTGGACTTCGCGGGCAACATTGAGCGCCATGGACCGATAGACCAGATCCAGGTCAAGTCGAAGCGCAAGAGCGGCGAGAAGGCTGTGAGCGTTGCGCCGGTTAAAGAGTGCCCCAAGTGTCATGAGCTAGTGCACACCTCGGTGCGCATCTGCCCAGGGTGCGAGCACGAGTTTCCGGCGAGCGAGAACCCAGCACATGGCACCGAGGCGGCGGACATGGATCCAGTCGCGGTCCTGGCGAAGCCGCGCACCGTGGAAGTCGAAGCCATCCGGTATAGCCCGCACACGAAGCAGGAGCGTACCTCCCTCAGAGTGGAGTACCTGTCCAAAGGTCAGACCTACACCCAATGGGTGCCTATCGAAGACCCACGGAGCTATGTGCGGAAGCATGCCGTGCAGTGGTTTTGGGACCATGGGCGTCACCAGTGCCCTGACACGGTCGCTGATGCTCTGAACTTTCTGGAGCGCGAAGGCAATGTGCCCGTCCCGCACTCCATTCAGGTAGTTCGCGATGGTGCGTATTGGAAGGTCGACAAGTATTTCGGTCTCTCTCATCGCAAGGGGGTGGCAACCGTCGAGCGCGAACCTAGTCTGGGCAATTTAATGAGGGCATGGGGATGACGACAAACATGGATGACAACGCGAGCATGTCGCTCGCTGAGGTACAGGTCCGGCGTGATGCCGCAAAGAAAGACCTGGAGCGCTGGCAGCGAGTGCTGGACAAGAAGGCCTGCGACAGCTGCATTCACTGGACCGGCCACGGGTGCAAGGCATCGGGCGGCGCCGTTCCGCCGGCGGAGGTTCAGCGGACCGGCTGCCAGGCCTGGCGCTACGACCTGATCCCTTTCTGAGGTGAACCATGGAACAACAAACGATTCGAGAAATGCTCTCCCCCAAGGAGATGATGCAGCGCTTCAAGGTGTGCCGCCGAACCTTGGACAACATGGAAAAGACCGGCAAGATCCCTAAGCGCGTGCACCTTTCGCAGCGCACTGTGCGATGGTGGCGCGATGAGGTGGAAACGCATGCTGCAGGTGGTTACTAGCTTTGATGTGCTGCCAGTGGCTCGTTTACTCCCTACTTTGCAGGGATAACCGGCAATTATTCTTAATCCAAATGTGATGGAAAGGACTCAAACAGTTACACTTCAACAAAACCTGTTTTCAGAGGAAGATGCATGAGAGTTTTTGGTATCGTATTGGCTGCCGTGGGCGTTGTTTGGGCTGTCATAGCCTGGAATATGAATACGGTAGTTGAGACTGGAGATTCAGTCATTGCTGGAATAATTGTGCCGAGCCAAAAGGTACATAATATTGGACTCATGGAACAAAGGCGCAGCCACCTCATGCAAGCCTCTGTTTTGACAATCGCTGGCATCCTGCTGCTTGGCTTCGGCGCACTTTCCAAGCGGAGTTCGAATCAAAAAGAACAGAACTCCACTCTCAACCTTCCTGAGGCGGAAGATAACCTTCCCCAACTTTATACCGGTCGTGGATTAAATGGTCATGATGTTGATGATCTGCAGCGAGCCGAAGCATCTCTTCGTGCCGCTGGCATCAAAGTTGAGCGCTCAGGTTCAAAATGGGCGCTCAAGGACCCGAATGGGTCGTTATCATATGTATGGAGTCGCGACGATTTGATAGCTGCAGCTAGGGCACGCGGAACTACGATCTCGTGAAGTTCAGCGTCAGTGAGTTTAACAAGCACGCGAGTTCCTACACCCGCGCGCAACATGGTGACTTTAGCTCCTCCACAAGCGGCCTTATCACTTCGTCCACCCATCAATCATGTCCGCCCAATCCTGCAGCATCGCTGTGCGCTGCTCGCGATACTCCGCCTTGTTGTAGACGGCGCGCACGCCCCTCTGCTCGTGTGCTAAGCACTTCTCAATCCAGTCCGTGGCATACCCTGCCTCGTTAAGCAAGGTGGATGCGGTGCGCCGCATGTCGTGCGGGCCGCAGTCGGGCATGTCATGGCCGTCTGCCCTGGCCCGGGCAACCGTGTAGTTGATAACTCGGTTGAGCGTCGCTGGGCTCATCGGCTTGTTCGGCTCGTACCTGTTTGGCAGGATGTAGACAGATGACCCAGCAAAGGTTTTGAGGGCGATAAACAGATCCAGGGCCTGACGCGAAAGATAGACCACATGAGGCCGGCCCATCTTCATTCTGGCCTTGGGGATGGTCCAAAGAGAATTCTCAAAGTCCACCTCGGACCAAGTCGCATTGGACAGCTCGCTTTTGCGCACCATGGTAAGTAGCAGCAGCTTCACCGCTGCCCGAAACTGCATCCCTGTGCCAACCTGCTCCATGTAGGTGTACAGCAGCTTGATATGAGGCGGCTGCAGCATGCGATCGCGCGGCACGAACGTTGCAATGCTGCTCGGCCGGACCTTGTCTGCTGGATTGACCACCCCCTCCAGCCCCCGGTCAATAGCGTGGCGGAAAACCATCATCACGATGTCTCGTGCATGGATAGCCGTAGCGGGCGCACCCCGCTCCACAATCGCGTCTGTCAGTCTGCGCAGCGCGTGATGGTCTACCTCCCGCATCAGCTTGTTGTGCAGGCTGGGGTGAATGTCGCGCTTATAGACCGATGCGCGCATCGCGCGCGTTGAGTCCGCCATCTTGTGCTTCTGGAACCACTCGTCAGCCCAGCTGGCAAATGTGCGCTCGCTTTCTACTGCCTCCACCGCCGCCCGCGCCGGCGACACCCCAGCGTTACGCAGCCGCTTGGCCTCATCGAGCATTTGGCGAGCCTCGGCCAGGGTGATCCCACCAACGCCGTACTGGCCGAAATTAATTGTTTCCTGCCGGCCGTTGACCCGGTAGTTGTACGCGAACGTGCGCGCACCTTTTGGCGACACCCGGAGATACAGGCCATCACGGTCCGTGAGCTTGAAGGTTTTGCCGGTGGGCCTGATGTTTTTAATGATGGTATCGGTGAGCAT